AAAACCTTACCTCCGTTTAATCCACCAGTTGCAGATAAGAAAGGAGTTCTTTGACCACCTACACGGAATAACTCACCGGAAAAATTATTAATTGCCTGTGAGTAAATAGCGTTATTTGTCAAGCTTATGCTTGCCATAATTTACCTCCGTAAACTCTTAACTTGTACTTATACTTATTTAGTTCTTTTCGTTCTCCATCAGAGTAAGTTTTGCTCGGATACTATCTTTAGGAGTACCCTTGCTAATTATATCCTGAAGTTCACTCAGAACATCTCCTGGTACATCACTTGTAGAATTTGCATCAAGTGAAGCTACTCTAGCCCTTGCATCGTCCTGAACTACTGGTGGCTCTTCAGTCTGTGTGACTTCCTGAATTGCTCCTGTTGGCTCATAACTATACTCAGTCTTAGCAAACTCACTAACGGCTTCAACTGTTGCATCACCGTTATACACTTGTTTTAATGCTTTACCAAAACCACTGTCTGGATTTAAACCTATCTGTTTTACAACAGAATTAAGCTTTGCATCCTTGTGTTCATGAAGTTCAGATTGCAATTTAGCTATCTCTTCATTCTTTCTATCAATGGTTTCACGCATTGCTTTTACGCCAGTATTTTCAATACCGTCAAATTCACTCATTCGTACCTCCACACGGTTTTACCTTACAAACTAATCCCGTGGCAATTAGCTGCGGCCCTACCTTCACACTTGACTTAGAATCTGGTAGGGTTTTTAATCCTAAGTCCTTACTCTGCGGTTTTAGTACAAGCTTTCTACGCAGGCTTGAAAGCCGATTTGCGGTCATTTAAAGCGGACCTTGCAACGCTTAATGTCTATTATACACTTATCCTTCTAAAAGTCCACTAACTTGTTTACCTTTTTTAGCAGCTCCAAGTACAGTACTACTTTCAGATTGTATTTGAGATTGTGTTCTGGCTACTGTCTGTTGTGCTTTCATGTCACCTATAGCAGCAGCTTCTAATGTTCCTATATCTAATCCACTACTTACTGAGCCAGCTCTTTCAAGTAATGGTTGAGCTGATTGATATACATCTCTAGCTTTCTCTTGTGTCATACCAGCTTTTCTTAACGATTCAAATCTAGAGAAACTTCTATTAAATCCAGCAGCTCTAGCTTCTGCACCAATCTTCAAGCTTTGTAGTTCACCTCTTAATAATTTATCTTGTATATCTGGATTAATTAAAGCAGCAAATATAGTAGGAGTATCTGAATCTATGTTATATTGTTCTCTAAACATTGCTTCTACTTGAGGTATATTGTCTTTAACAGAACCCCATACAGTATCTATTCTTTGTTGAAACTCTGCACCAGATACTTCACCTTTTATTAATTGTTCAAATTGTTCTTCAAATGCAGAAGTATCAGCAATACCAACTTCAGCTAAAGATTCTCTGTATGTAGCTTTTGTAGCTAATGCACTTAACTCATCCATTATTAAACTACCATCATCTCTTTTTAAATAACCAAATTCAGCTTCCCATGCAGCTGTAGTTCTTACTGCTGATTTAGCTATGTTAACATCTCCAAATTCAACCCATGATTTAGAAAACTCATTTCGTATTGATTCTGGCATATGTTGTAGTAAAGCTTTTGCTTGAGCCATTCCTTGATTTAAATTTCTAGTTTCAACAGGTTCAGAACTACCACCAGAACCTGTACCTTGTACAGAAGAATTAGTTGTATATCCTCTATCTAAATAATATTGTAAATCTCTAGTTACTTCTTTACCATTTTCAATTACTGTATCATTTTCTACTGTATAAGAACTATCTAAATCTTTTCTAAAAACTTCTACCATTATCCCTCCGTGTATCCTGCTGATGCAATAACACCTTCACCGTATGCTTGCATTTCACTTAGTGTTTGGTCATTCATTACTTTTTGTATTCCTAATTCTAAACCTTTACCTCTTAGATATTTACCCTCTGCAGCAGAATCATTTAATTTAATAACTTCATGTAATACTGGACTATCATATCCAACATCTATACCCCAAGCATTCATAATAGATGCTTTCTTATTAGCTAATATAGTTGACCAACTTGTTTCTCTATCATACATAGAATATTCTGCAAATCTAGCATCTTTCATTTTTTCAATTAATTCTGTTTCATATTCAGGATTAGCTCTTAATTTACCTGCTTCTTTTCCTATATCAAAATTACCCCATTTTGTTTGTGGTACCCAGGTATTTAATAACTCTCTAACATCGTCTTGTTTAGTAGTTATAGTAAAGTCAGACATACCTTTAGAAGCAGCTTTAATATCTTCATCTAAATTATAAAACTGACCTGCACCTTCAGGGTCAATTAAAGCATTTATTTGCTGTACAACTTTAGTCATAGTACCTTGTAACCCAGGGTCACCGTAAACACCATCATTAAAGTTCTTAGCAATTAATTTTAAAGAGTTATCTAGTTGAGGATTATCTTTAAGTGTATCTGGATTTAAACCAGCTTTTGCAGCTGTAGATAATATAGTACCTATCTTTACTTCTAAACTTTCTTCATAAGCAACTCCATCTAAACGATAATCAACAGCTCTGTTAAATTGACTTCTTCTAACACCAGGCCCTAAAGCATTATCAATATCAGGATTTTCTTTTAACGAAGCAAAAAATTCGTCTGAGTCAAACACACCATCATTAGCACTTAAGTTAAGCATGTATTCTTTTTCGTATATCCTTCTAAATTCTGGATTACCCCACCAAGTTTCAGTAGCAGATATATCGCTTAAGTTATTTAATATAGTTTCAAAATCTTCAGTAAGAGTATCGTAATCACCCATGTAAACAAGGTAATCATCATCAATAAAAGAACCTTCAAAGTCTTCTTCACTAACAGTTTCAACTGATTTTTTAATTTGTGCTGGGTCTTCACCACCTAAATTCTTTATTAAACTATTTATATTTTGTTCATCTGGTTTAAAAAAGAAACTTACTCCACCTTTATCTACTCTTATATAAAATTCATTTGTACCTTCTACTTGTACAATAGTTGCATTATCTGGAAAAGCCATTCTAATCTCCCGCACTCATAGCATTACCTAACCAAGCAGTATTATCTACACTTGGCATATTACTATATTCTTGCATTTCATTATATACATCACTTCCGTAAATGTATTCTTCCATAGGTGTAACCCATTCATCTAATCCTACTTTAGGTAAGAACCAGTTTTCAAATGGTATTTCAATACCAGAAATTATTGGAGACCTTTTAATAGCTGGCATTAATCCAGTTTCTGGTATAAAACTAGCATTCATAGCTACACTATTATTTTGTAATCCAAAGACATCATTCATACTACCTAACCAATTCTTAGGTAATCTTTTATCTCTCCATACAACATTAACTGATTCCATATCTTGGTATCCTTCAGTACCTAAAAACTCATATAAAACATTTACCCATTTATCATTAGTCCAATCTACATATTCTTCAACAAAACCATCTGATAATATACCTTGTTCTTCAGCTAATTCTAAACTATCCATCAAAGGATAAGGCCCTATCATATCAATAATTCCATTGTCAGCAGCCCAATCAAAATATTCAGGACCTAATGCTTTTCTAATTGAATTTTCACCATATGAATCTTTTGCAATAATTCCCATTGTTTCTATTGCTGAAAGTATCAAACCAGAAGCTAACCCATATAAGAAATTATATTTTTCATAGTTAGCCATTACAGCTACAGAACCAGTTGATGCTCTTTGTCCTGCTCTTAATACTTTTCCAGGAGCTCCTTTAACTTGAGGACCAGCTAATGCAGGACCTTTACCAATTTTACTACTCTGGCCTACAATTTCAGCCATTTTTTGTCCAGGTTTTCCTAATTTTTTAAGTAAAGGATTAATACCAGTAGCTAAAGAACCATAAATCATTTCACCATAATCTAATAACCTTAATGCTTTACCTCCAGCTAACATTGCAGCAGGCCCTATTTGTGTAATTAACTTAGGTAGCATATCAGCTAATTCATTTATCTTATTAAAATTAAATCCCCAAGATTCAGCAACTGCATGTGGAGTTTGTTTTTCCCAACCATAATCACCTTCAATAGGTTGTCTATCCCACCACTCTTGATAAGATTCATTTTCATCCCACCATTGTACATAATCATCTCTAGCGTCTCCTGCTTTAGTTACACCTTCAGCTGGGTCAACATAATCTAAAGGAGCCATACCACCAGGACCATGTCTGAAAGAAGGTCCTTGTCTTCCCCAAGCATTTGCACCAAATGGTTGTTTACTTGAAGCTGATTGCCCTTTAACCCAAGATTCATCCATCTTGCTAGGTTCTAAAACTTTTAATTTCCAAAAAGTAGCACCATTCCATTCAAGTAATTTATCTGTTTGTTCTGTAGTCATAGATGCTGGATTAGTTTTAGCACCGTATATTACTTTAACTAATTTATCTGTTGTCCATCCTAATTGTTTAGCCATTTCATCTAGCTTTGCATAATTAGGAATATTACCTTCTGACCACCAGTTATCTCCTAATTCTATAACATCTTCTAATTCTACAAATACACCTGGTAATTTATCACGGTCAATATTAAGTTTATCTAAATCTCCTTGATTATGGCCAATTAAAACAATGTCACCTTTTGCTGGAGGTTTATCAGATGCTCCTGGTATTTCTACTCTTTCTTTATCAACTACTTGATAAGGTGTATCATTTATCCAACTATATTTAGTAAGATATGCAGTTTGGAATCCTTCAGCAATTAAATTAGCTTCAAATCCTGCAGCTGCAAATTTACCGTCTATTATTTTAGTTGTATCTAATTCAGATTGATTAATAAATTTAGATAATGTAATAGGCCTAACATAGTTTCCACTACCAGGGTCTCCTCCCGGTGGTAACAAACCTTTGTAATCTGGCATGTTTCTTGTTGGGTCACCTTGTACTTTTCTATTAAAAGTATAACCATTTTTAGCAGATATTACTTTTTCTTTAGGCTTAGGTTCTACAGGTGATTTAGGAGTTTCTGTTGTTTTAGGTTTATCCTTCCACATTGTTTTAGCAATTTCTATATTTTTATTCCAAATATTTTGTAAGTCTCCTGGTAAATTAGATACAACACTTTGTGCTGCTTCTTTGCTTCCACCTTGAGCTTTAATATCTGCAATAATATTTCTAAGTATTGATTCTTCGTATTTATGTATTTTTGGGCCTCTTGTTTTAGGAACAATAGGTTCGCCTTTTTGTGCTGCTTCTATTTCTGCAGCTTCTGCTGCAACTACTCTAGGGTCTATATCTTCAGTTGGTGCAGGTGTTTTAGTTTCAACTTCAGGTTTAGTTTGAGGTTTAGCTTCTGCTTTAAGTTCTGCTTGGAAAGCTTTTATATCTGCAGATTTTACTCCAGAAGTTTTCATTTGGTCAATAAGAATCTCAATAACAACTTCAGCGTCTAATTTTTTTAATGTATCTGCATCTAATGTATCAAAAGATTGTTGAAATTGTTCAAATATTTGTTTTCTTTGTCCTGCAGGTATATTTGTTTTTTTAATAGCTTCCCAAAGTTTATCTAATAATTCTTTGTTCATTATATTTTACCTGTTATTAATTTCATAAGATTTGCTTGATGTTCTCTTTTATCTTTACCAGCTTTTACTTTATCAGTATATTGAGTCATATTCCAATATGTATCATAAAATATATCTTCATCAGTAACGAAATCTGTTTCAACTTCTCTTTCACCAACAATACCAGCTAATACATCACCACCAGCTTGTATGTCATCTTTTAAAGCTTGTTCTTCTTCAGCAGTAATTGACTCACCATTTTCAATTAAATATCTCTCCATATCAGCACCGTAAGTAGCTGCTTTATATGCAGCGATATTCTTTTGAACATAAGTATCATATCCTGTATTCCATTCATTAAGAAATCTATTTCTTTCTTCTGCAGTTGGAGGTCTTCCTAATGCATCTGAAAAGAAGTTATCTATTCTATATGACATTTCACCAACACCTGGAATATCTATATTTGCTTCATATTCTTTTTCTTTTGCTTTTATATCCGCTTTTTCAATAAAAGCCCTGTCATCTTTGAAATCTATAATAGCTCTACCAAGTAAGGCCCACGATGCTTTCTCTCTATCCATATCACTATCAAGAACCCAACCAAAGTTTCTAGGTACTGAATTAACTAACTCATTCCATTCGTGACTACCATAAGTTACATGTGCATATTTGTAATTAGCATCAGCCATTAATGTTTGAATAATTCCTTCTAATGCTGGGTCCATTTCACCACTATCATCAAAATCATCTGCTTCAGCTATACCGTTTAATACTAAGAATTGTTTTAATTCTTCAATAGCTGCTGGATTTTGTCTTCTAATATGATTTATAAAACCACCCATAAATAAAGATTCAGGTTGTACTGTTACTGGAACAGGTACAAATACTTTAGTTCCATCTTGTTTAGTTACTTCTTCAAATTGAATTTTTCCATCATCATCAGTAACAAATGCAGCTAAGTTAGTACCAGTAGTTTGTAAGTATGCTTGTTCTGGAGTTAAATTACCTTCTGCTACTGCATTAAGGTACATTTCTAATTGTTGTCCACCTAATCCACCAATAGGAGTACGCTTTAATATATCTTGATTTGTTACCTCTGGTGCTCCAATAGCATCTTGTATAGTTCCATCTGCATCAAAAGCTGCACCCATTTGAGATTGAATTTCATAAGCAGATGCTCCTGTATCTACTACTTCTTCTGCTACTGTTGGTTTATTTATAAATGATTCTTTTGATTGAGTTTCTCTAACTGCATCTTTTTCATCTGGAGATAAATTATCCCATTCTGCACTATTGTAACCTTTTGAAAAATCGTTACTAAAATTTGTAAAAAATATTTTTAAAGCTTCACCGAGTACTGCACCTGATTCATATTTATGAAGTTCACTTATAACTTCTCTTTCTTCATCAGTAATATCTCCATCTATTTCAATTTGTTCAAGAACTCCTAAAAGTGCTTCACCTGTAGCTAATTGAGCTTCTGATTGTATCATTGCTGCTTCGCCTTGAGCTAGAGTGTAGTTATACCACCATTCACCAATTCTTTGTGCTAAACTTTTCTTTTCAGCCATTACACATCCTGTACATTATAATATTCTAAGTCGTTTCTAAACATCCTGCTAACTATATTAGTCCATATTGGTGCAAAATCAGGGGATATTCTTATTAATTCATTTGCCCACGCTTGAAAATCAGCTCTCATCCATACAGCTGTAGGACTTGTACTACTTAACCACCAGTCAGGATTTTGTGAAGGAGAACGATAAGTAGAAGCTAATTGATTTTGTTTCCATTTAGGTAAGAACTCTTCTACAAAAGCTTTACCTGCTTCTGTTTCATAAGCTACAGATAACTCAGGCCATTTGTTTATCATTTCATTTAATATCTCTTTAGATGTTGCAGGTTGTCTTAAACCACCAGTTGCTTCAAATCCTGGTAATTCCTGTATTAATGCAGTTCTATATATTCTTAACATCATATTTTTTTGGTTTTCCGGTAAACGAGTAACTTCTAATTTTCTTTTATAAGCTGTATATCTAAAGTAACCTACAGTATCATTTGCAGCTTTAGCAAATTCCTCAGTAGATAATGTTTCTCTTTCTCCAATGTTATATTGTTGAATTATTTCTTGATAGCTTCTTTCTTCATAAACTGAATCAGGTAGCAGATAAAAAGATGATAATGGTAATTGTTCTAATACTTCTTTGTTATCTCTTTGCCAACTTAATACTCTATCTGTATATGCTTTTTTACCTGATTTACTAGCACTTTTAGCAGTAGTTAACCAACCATGTTCATAACCATATTCTCTTACAAATGTTTCATATGCAGCTATGTGGTCATTGTTATGTTCTTGTACCATGTTTTGATATTCTTTAGCTAACAATTGTGTACCCCACATTTTTCCATTTACATCTTCAACATAATATCTAGGTGTAAATCCAGTAGGTGCTATAAACTGAGCTACAGCTCTAAACAAGAAAGTAGTTTTAGCTTTATCATTAGCATAACTAATTAAAGCTGAATCAATTAAATCTGGAGTTAAATCTTCAGGTGCTAATTTATCAGCAGTTACACCTTTCCATTCCATTTTTGACAAATATGGGTCAAGTGCTCCTTGTGCTAATAATCTTTGTTCTCCACCTTCCATCTTTAATAATTTGTATATTTCAATAGAAGTACTAGCTCTCATAGACTCAACTTCACTTTGACTACCTACAGGGTTCCAATTTGATGCAGCCATAAACTTTTGAAATGATGGTGATGTAGGAATTATTGCATCCCAAAAACCTCTACCTGTTGGAGGTCCAAAGTCTCCAAAGAATACACTTCTAACTTCATCTCCTGTAGAACTTGCAGGTAAAACTTTATCTAAAGCAAATCCTGCTAATGGTGTAGGGCCAGGTACAAAACCTTGGCCTAATAAGTTAACTCCTGTTACATATGCTCTAGGTGACATTTCTATATTTGAATCTTCACCAAATATTAAGTTACCCATATAACCACCGAATGGATATACAAACATTGTTTCTCCGGAACCATTAGGGTCTTCTGCAAAAAACCCATCTCCTGTAAATCCTAGGCCTGATGCACCCCTACCACCTTTAAGTCCTAATTGTACTCTTCTTAATACTTTAGGATTTTGTGCTAACAATTTTGGCCATGTAGTAAGCATTTCAAACCATACTTCAGGGAATGGGAATATGTTTCTAGTTTTATGAGATATAGAATGTCGCTTAGTTATGTCATATAGCAAGTCTTGTGTAGATTGTAATCCGAAAGCTTTACTAGCATCACTTATAGTTTGGTAAGCATCTACACCATATTTTCCTCCTGTTTGTGATTGCATATTTTCTAATTGTTTTCTAACTTTTTTAGGCACACCCATTGCTACAGCTTCATCTATAAATTTTTGTTGTAAAGCAGCATTATATTTATGAAAGTTATTAGTTATGTAAGCCCAACGATATTGTTTAAATGTAGAACTTCTGTTTAAATAATTTAAAGGTTTTTCCATTAAAGCATCAAATAAATAATTAACAGCTTTATCGTATATCTCTTCACCTTTCCATGCACTACCTTCTGCAATTCTTTTAGGATTATCATAAAATAAATTACCTACATCCATTTTTTCAGGACCATAAAAATCAATCATGTCATTTAAAGCTCTATCTATTTCTTTTTGTTCTGATTTACTAATAGGTCTTAATTTATCATCATCTAATAAACTTAAAAAAGGTATGTCATCTCCACTTCCTTTTACACGCTTTATTTGACCATTTGCAATAATATCTCTTAATACTTTAAATCCTGTATCTGTTATACCGTCACTAGTATGACTTAATTGTGCAACTACTAAGTCGCTAGTAAAATTAGGGTTGTCCACTGATTTAGGGTCAAATGGTAAATAATCTCTACCAGCTTTTAAGTTATGGCCAGTTGCTTGTCTAATTCTATTTTCTACAGAATGTAGATAAGCTATAGCGTATTCATCTTTTGTAGCAACATCTAAAAAGTTATCACTTTTATCAGCTAATTCTTGTCTAAATCTATTTCCTTTACCTTCAACAAACCATTTAATAGTATCTTCAGTAACTCCTCCTTCTCTAGCTAAATGTCTAGCTACAGGGTCATTTCTTAATTTAAACAATGTCTCTCTTAATCCTTTGTTATAAGTAGATTGTCCAAATGAAACTTGTTCATAATTAGCTAAATATTTATTTTTACTTACTCCACCAGCTAAAAGATTAACAGTCCATTGTTCATGTGTTAATGCTCTATGTTCAGGACTTCTTACAATGTTATCCCAAGTACTTAAAGTTTTAAATGCTTCTGCTTGATGTTTATCCGAATGAGAAAACACCCATTTCATATATTGGAATGGATTATTCCAAGCACTATCTAAACCAGCTGCATATACTCTGAACTGTTCTTCCATAAATATTCTTGTAAAGAATGCAGGCCTCATTAACACAATTGGTTTAAAAACTTTTCTTGTATAGAAATCTAACAACTTAGTCATTGCATCATCCATTGTATTGTTTGTAGGTATCCAACCTGGGTATTCTTTTTTAGCAAACTGTAACCCATCAGATTTCCAGTTATTAAAGAAGTTTTTAAGATTTTGTTTAGCAGCACCTGATACTTCCCAAGCTTGTACATCATCTACATCTACATGATAAAACAATTTGCTATTAACTCTATCTACCATATCTTGATTGATAAACGGCATAAAGTTTTCACTCATTTCTGCTAACACATGTGCGTGAGGTACAACAATTTCTATTTCTTCTCCATCAATAAGCATTTTAAATGTTTGCTCAGGAGTGTTTCCACCTGGTGCATGTATATTGTTTGATACACCATTAGTATCTACTCCATTACTTTTCCAGTAAGCTCTTTCTTTTTTATTCCATTCAGCTGTTACTTTTTTAATATGAGCAGCAATAACTTCATGGCCTCTAGCTTGTGCATCATTTATTAAACCTGCAGCTTTCTTTTCTTCAAGAGTTCTTCTGATTCTGTTATAATCATTCTCCATTAAATCCATAGTAAATTGAACTTGTTTTTGATATCCACCCTCCATTGCTGTTTGAAATAATCTGTAAGTTGTTTCAAATTCATCAGGAGTATATTGATTAACTTTCATATGATTAACTAATTGCCTAGCTGCAACTTTAGGATTACTTAAGTTCATAGAACTTCCAGGTAATTCAGCTACTAAAGCTTTCATTCTTGGAGATACACCATCACTAAAGTTAGCACTAAAACCTAAATATTTTTTAAATGGTACTGTGTTTGGATTTATTTCAGCTTTGTATATTTGTTTTAATATATCCCAACTGTCTGCTTGGCCATCTACTAATCCTTCTACTTTTTTTGTAGCAGTTTTTATAGCATCTTTTCTTTGAGCTCTGTGTGTTAATAATCTTAAAGTTCCTCTTGTAATTTGATATGGAGTTTTAATATTTTTTCCTAATACACCTCCAAGACTTCTCATTGCAAAATCTTGATTTCCTGTTACTGAACGCACTGCTTTGTTTGTTAAATATGAAAAACCTTTAGGTAAACCTGGTATTGATATTAATTCATCAGATACGACTGCACCTTTTCGTGATAATTTTTGCATAGAAAAACCATCTCGCATCATTTGCAATAATGAATCTGAAATAACTCCTTCATCAGTTTGTCTTCCTACCCATTCCCAATAATCATCATTGTTAATCCAATTTCTTAATGTAGGGTCTGACATTAAATCAGCTGACCTAGAATTTGCAAAATGTTTAATTAATATTCTTGCTTCAGCAGTATTTACTAATTTTTCAGCTGTTGAAGAAAATACACCTTGTAATCTTCCATTAAACATTCCATGTTTTCTTTTCATGGTTTTATCAGCTTTCATTACTTTTTGTAATATTGGATTTACTCCATTGTATTTATCAGCTTTAGCCATATTGATAGCCCAGTTTGCTGCTTCAGCTTCATCTAATATAAAAGCTTTTTCTTTCTTAGTTAATTTATCAAAAGCTTGTTTTCCTGCTGCAGTAGTTCTATCTTTAGCTGTATTAATTAATTCAGTTAATTCTTTGGCTTCCAATTTAGTATCAAGCCATCTGATATCTCCTGTATCTTTTCTAATCTTTTTAGCTTGATTAACTACATCAACACTTCTAGAAGCAGCTTTTATTTTATATAAATTTAATAAACCACCTGTTGCATATTCTGCTGGTAAAGCAGATGCAAAATCTAACAAACCAGACATTACTTTGTATGATGTAGTTCCAGGTGTAAATAACTGTCCAGTTTCATATCTTCCCCAAGAATAATCTGTTAACTGAGCATCTTTCATTAATTCTCTTGCAGCATATTCAGTAACATTCATATCATTGTAGTTAGTTCTTCTATCAGCAAAGATTTGAATTTTATTTGGATTTTCAATACTTAAATAATTTATTTCACCATTTCCATCTAGTTTTTTAATTGGAGTACCAATTTGTAAATAATATAATTGTTTAGCTTTTTCTTCATCTCCATTCATCTTTTGTAATAATTCATGATATTTAGGGTCTTTATCATGATGTACAGATTCAAAAAAGAATTTTTTACTTCTATCCATATTTACAGCTTCGCCTCTAAATACTTTTTTAGCTGCTGCCCAAATATAATTTTCTCCTGCAAATTTAATTGCTTCTTCTAAGAAATCTAAATTCTGTGCAAATTCTCCAGCTCCCATATCTTTACCTAAGTTAGGTACTTCAGATATATTTACTAGCGAAGCTATATTAGCTTGAGCTTGTTTAGGAGTATATCCTTTTTCTAATAATTCATCATATCTATTAAGGTCTTGATAATATCTCCATATACGACCTTGTGCTCTATAAGGAACACCTCCACCACCAAATTGTAATACATCAGAAGTTGGTAATGGATTCCATTTATTCCAAGTTTCTCTAATTGCGTCTAATGTTCCAATAAGCCATATAGCTGGTGACCAACCTCCTACTTCTTTAGGAGTTCTACCTCCAGGTGCATATCCACCAGTAAGAATATCAATAATACTAAGATGCATATCATCTGTTATTTTATCATCTCTATATTTTTCATTAATCTCATTCCACTTTTCAGTTTCTTGCATAACCCAGTTTGCTTGAGCTTCATCTGCTAACATTTGAACTGAAGGGTCTTCAACTGGAACATTCATCATAGCTAATGTTGTAACAATACTTTTTGATAAAATAGGATTTGCTTTTGTGTGAGCAATTGTTAAATCTGCTACTATAGGGTTTGCTTTAACATATTCTTGTGCTGTTAAGAATCTCTGTTTGTCAATAGCAACAACTTTATGAAATTCAGCTTCTTGTATTGGGTCAATCCACATTTATTGACTTCTGTTATTTATTAAATCGGCTATTACAGGATGAGGGTTAACTGAATACATTGCAGATAATAATATATCTACATCTTCAGCTATTTGTCGTTGTGGCCCCATTCCTTCTCCGACAGGTACTCCTGCTGTTATTGGTTCTCCTGGTATTTCTGTAGGTGCAAAAACATCTGGCCCCGGAGCAGCTTGTTGAGGTAACCCCATATTAGCTCCACCAGAATCTCCCATAGGAGCACTCCTTTGTAAATTTTGATATTCTGTACTTTCACCGTAACCCATATCTTGTCCACGCATAATTGGCTGAGTTCCGTCAGTTCTTTGACTTAAAGCTCCTGGTCCACTGACTGCGTTTTTTCTATTAGGAGTAGGTTTTCTATACCCACCTTTATTACTCTTCCGTACCATAATAACCTTCCTCTCCTTGTATCATTATTATTATATTAGGTAATGGTCTTATTATTTGCATAGGAGGCATCATTGGGTCATATGGATTTTCACCAAATTCATTATCAATAATGTCCCAAAACAAATTATCTAAATTCTCCATTACACACCACCTAAAGCTCCAGCTACTGTTGGAGGCTGTTGAGGCCCCATCATTTGCTGTTGCATACCCATTTGTTGTTGGATGTATGCTTCTTCTTCAGGAGTCATTTGTGGCTCTTGTGGAGTATAAAACAGTTTTAATATATCTGTCATTTCAGCAGGATATTCATAAATAGCAATTACTGCCATTGTAGCTGCTGGGTCTCCTTGAGCACTTCTAGCAAGTACAGATTCAAATAAAACATTTTCTGCTTTATTTTTTCTAATACGCTCTTGCACTTTAGCAATGTTATCAAGGCCATCAATATTGTCTTGCAATGTTTCTATGTCTATAACACCTGCTTGTAACAATTGCAAACCAGTAACAATTTTTTGTGGCTCATCAAATCCGGCCATAACTCCATAAACTCTTCTAGTTCTATAATCTCCTCCAATATCTGCTATAGGAGAATAGTTTTCTGAGAATGCAGTTCCAGCATAAAAACCTTGTATTGGTTTCTTTCTTAATTCTTCAAATTGTGCAGATAACAAACTATCAAGTTCTAATCTTTTTTCATCCATAGCTTCAAGGCCATGTTTAATAATTTCTCTATATTCATTAATCATTAATGACATAGTTCCGTTAAGTTCCTGTAGTCCTGCACCAGTAACAAATGAGTTAGGTGATTGTGCATCGTCAGTAACTGGATATCCACCAACTAATCTGAGTTGTCTTTCTAACCTATCTACTTGTTGAAATAATTGATAAGGTATATTATTTTGTGGTTTAGAAACTTGAGTACCAGGTGCCAAATAGTTAACAGCAAATCTACCTTTACGATATTGGCCTGACTCTAATTCACCAGATATGTTTGTTTCTGTAAATACAGAGTCTTCCATAGCTATTGCTGACATGATATTAATTTTGGCCATCATACCCATCAAACCAATAATGTGGTCATATTGTCCTTTTAATTCATCAAAAGAAGTTCTCTTCATAAACACAAAAGGAGGACTTGAGAGATAATTCGGAACAAAGTCAAGAATCATTTTCTTTTCAGGGAATACAACATAAGTTCCACCTACATCGTAGTATTCAATAATCCGAACACCTTGCCCCGTATTATCTTCCCAATTATTATCTTTATCACTTTGATATTGAGTACCTACCCCACCTCTTCCGATAGCAGTATCAGTGCTTTCTTCTTCGGCAGGGTTTAAGATTTCTTTAGCAAACTCAGGATAGAGTTGAGCAAGCTTATATCTAGGTATTCGTCTTAATACAGCTAATTCTCTAGGTTCTTGGTTAGGACCAAAGTTCCCAGGGAATGTATCATAAGGGTCACGAAGTTCTGCTGTTGGGTATAGATAACCGTTTTTATCTGTTCTTGTTGTTATTATCCAAGCAGCATATCCGTAACCCGGCAACCATCTAGCTGCCTGAGCTAACTGTAAATTTAAATTCTGACTTTCATCATATGATGTAACAATTCTTTCTAGTTTCTCAGCTCTTCTTTTAGCTCTATCAGAAGTATTGTGATTTAATATATCTACTCTTACATCTGGAACTCCAGCTATTTTTTGAGCAAGTCTATCTATACCAGATTGAAGCATGTTAGGTGCAGGTAATAAATCTGCATCTGATGTCTCCATCGAGTTTCCTAGTAGAGCTTTCATTCCTTCAGCTCCACCATTTAAAATTGCTTTTATTCTAGCTTTTTGTACTTGCCTATGTTTAGTAGGCCTTCCACTAACAAGTTGAGTAGCATTATCTACTATTTCTTGATAATTCTTAATATCTAAATTTTCTATCCCCATGGTGCCTCATTATAGTCGCTTCCTTCAAAGTTTGTGTAACTTGCATTATAATCTAATCCCATAGTAGCAAGTTGCTCTTTGTTCATTCTTCTGAATACTTTCATTGGAAACCAACCAGCCATGACTATATCAGTCTTTTCTTTGTTTCTTTGATTCACTGGTTTCCCGTCAAAGTATAACAATTGTTGTTTATAAGCATTAACTTTAGCAATACTTTCAGAATTTCCAACTGGTAGGTGGATTTTTTGATTTTCAAATAAACCAGCCATAGAACCTACACCATACATAGGGTCATGTTTATTTTTTCCAGTAACATGTCCTTGCATCATTATACCTGACCTTAAAACAAATTCTTTTATTTTATCATCCTGTCTAATAGCAGTTTGAAAACCATTTTCTTCAATAATCCAATGTTGTAAATCATACCTGCTATACCAATCAGACATAATTTGCAAAGCATGTTTCACTCCCCCACCTTGTCTATTCTCTATATCAATAAGAAATAGCTCGCCTCTATAGGAGTTTATACCCCATAGTACAGCTGCTTGATATCCAGAAGAAGCAGGGTCAAGTCCGGCAACTAAATGTAAATTGCCTGGTACCTGCCCAATAATTAAATCATTACGCATACAACTATCAATCATATCCATAGTAAAGATTTGTGTACCTTCTACATAGGCCTGATTGTAATAAACCATTTCATAAATTTTCCTACCACCTGTTGTCTCTGCAGCTTGCATACGAGACATTAACCATTTGAATGTTCTTTTACCTGGCCATAACATACAGTCAGTATGTTCTTCTACAAAGTGGTCAGGAATAGTACAGGCCATATCATGTGCTGTTTCAACTATTGTTGTAAAACTTTCATTGCCTAGCAAGTGATGGTATAAATCATCAGAGTGTTGCCTTGAACCAATAACTACAACAGCAGTGTGTTCCTCTTTTCTTGATGAAAGAGTAGTGGTCCACCATTGTCTAGTGTTCTCTCTTGCACCAGGTTGCATAGTGGTCTGGTGGTCTTCAATGTCGTCTGCAATAATCAAGTCACAGTCACGAGAAAGAATCTTTCCACCCTTACCTATAGCAACCATAGTTGGTGATTTAATACCTGGTACTGTTCTAGTACCTACAGTAAATTGATTCTGTGACCAGTTCTTTCCTGAACGGTTATCAGGTTTAAAGTTTGTACCTGGTGGACAAAAGTCTTCTATCAATCTTTCATTATCATCAAGGTGTTCTAATACAGAACTTAATGCATTCTTTGCAATGTCCTCGTTACCTCCAACCCACATGATTCTTATGTTAGGATTTTTCATTATTTGGTATATAGCAAAGTGTATAAGTAGTTCTGTCTTTCCATGTCTTGGGGGTGACAGTATTAATAACTCTTTACCGTTCTCTATAGAGTCTTCTATGTTTAATATCCAGTTTTCATGAAAGTCTGCTGTCTCGAATTTTTCCCCGGTTTCAGTAGCAAAGTACTTTGAGCGAAAGCTAGAAAAATTTTTTAAAATTTCAGTCTGGGTTTCATCTAATTCCCAACCTTCGGCATTTATTTCATTCTGTTTATCTATCTTGTAGGCAGCGAGCATGCGTGAAACAGTAGCGGAGCTGGTCCCAATGGCCTCTGCTACCTCTAGTGTTGTGATTAGGCCCCCTGCTAAGTCGTCTGCGTAGGTTGCTTTAAACTCTGAATAGTAAGTACCCCTCCTTACAGAAGCATAATCACCAGTATCTGACTTTAATTCTCTATTAATAGCTTTGGTAATGTTTTCTTTACCTGATGCTTTCTCTTGAGCCCAGGTTCTTTTATTACAAGTAGTAGAACAAAAGCGTCTTTGCTTTCCTTTTAACCATTTTTTACACCCAGTTCCTTCACAAACTTTATGGGGCTTGTTAGACATTTAAACTAATCCTTTTTAGATACTTGCTTAGATATTATTATATGCTATATTAAAAACAATTACAAACATTCAGAAGGAAATTAATTACAAGTAAAGGTGCCATCGGGAGGCAGAAAGCTAGGAATCGGTAGGACGATAAAGTAGAAACACAAACCTAGTACTCAAGGATTAAAAAGATAGCTGAATCATTAAAACACTACTATATAAGGCCCGCTCATGCCTAAACAGGCTCTCCCCCTATACAGTAATACAGAATTACCATCATATTTTTTATCACATACATATAAAAACAGCTAACGCCAGATTAACATCTGCAGGTCTAACGACTTCTGCTAACGCTACTTAACAGTATGTAAGCTAACGCTTACTTTCTACACTCTTTCTAACTTGATTTAGACTAATATGTTCCCTTTTGTTCATATACATTCTAAATTAAATAAGAGATAGTAGGACTTTAGAATGCTAACGCATTCTTTACTTCTTCTCTCTATTACAAGTTAATGTTAGTTAAAAAAGGAGTTAAAATGACTACGAAAACTTATACTTGTGAGATATCAGGCCAAGAGCTTCCAGTTGGCACTAATGCTAAATTGGTTAGTTCTAAACCTATTGATTCCACATTACTATTAGAAATGCGTGCTAAGTTTGAGAACTTAGAGGACGCTACAGATTACTTAAATGGCTTAGATGATAAGCGAACTTTTAAGTATGTTCCAGCTTCTGATGATTATTCGGATACAATCTTTGTTGAGTTTGTAGAATGGTTTAAAGTTAGCCATAAAGCTTTCAAAGACACCTACGAAAGATACTAGGGAGCTGATACTTTGGGGGGATAGCCCTTTTTCCCCCCTTAGTATTTTTTTAAACTTAGTAGCTTTCGCACAAGAAAAGAGAGATGAATAACGGGACCTAACGGTCCCTTTACTTCTTCTTTCTATTATGTATTGAAAGGAGTTAAATTCAGATGAATGAATTTGAACAAATACGCAATGAAGTCTTAACACTTACAAAAAGTATGAATTTGTTAAGAAAAATTAATATATTCCCAGCCCAAGAAATTGAAGAATTAGAGGCTAAGGGATTAAAAGAAATAAGTGATAGAAGTAAACATATTGTAGAAGATATAGTTTATTCTTATCACCAAGAAATTAGTGACGATAATGTGTCCTAATTGTAAAACAAAAACCAAACATTTATTACTTGACGGTATGTTATGTAATGATTGTTGGGATATAAGCTTTGAGCAACCACTTAACGAGAATGTTAATTGGAAGTTCAATACAAAATGGAAAGGCAATAAGTAATATGTTAAAGAAACTATGGATAATAATTAGTTGGATAACATATTATAAATGGCACAGAAATAAACCTTGGTGGTTAACACTAAGTGATGTGTTGAAAAATAAATGATAGAATGGGGACCTAACGGTCCCCTTTTATCTTTTTTCTATTTTGAATATTGTATATTGTTTGAAAGGAGATGAAGTAATAATGACAGATAGACTCGAACAATTTGCAGGAGACCTAGGTACAATTAATACTATTAATTATACCGGTTTAATGACAACAATAACAGAGGATGGAATGCCACGAGTTGGTAGTTCAGCCAAAACAGGAAACTCTTATGCTAATGGGATTAAGTTCGTATTAGATGGAGGAAATAAACAAGCTAACCTACTAGCAGTTGCTTATGGAGATAAATTAATTAGTAAAATAGTTAATACTCTTCAAAATGCACCAGTTAGTACAGTAACTAATAAACCTTTTATAAGAGTTGGTGTTACTGGAAAATTACAGAATAATAACTATGAGGATGATAAAGGTGTTATGCACTATAAGACCGAAATGGTTGTTACAGATATTTGGGAAGCACCAGTTAAAAATGAAACATTTGGATATGATAATCCAGTTGTTCAAACTAATGCTAGTGAAGAACAAGAATAAAAAATTAGTTAATAGAGGGGGAGTAAAATCCCCCTTTATTTCAGTAGTAATTGTCACGCAGTAGTTCAAATGCGAGATGAGAAAGGAAAAGATGAAAAATATGGTTACATCATATAGTGCCGGTAGTATTATTGATTTAATGCCCGAAGGTATGTATGAAGAACTTATAGAAGATGTTGTAATTCTAACTAACAATCCAACAGGCGAAAGACTTCAAGAATTTCACGGGGGAATAGAATTTGACATTACTATAAACAATAGAACATTACATTGGAAAGTTATACATAATTTCAATGACTTCTTTGATTTAGAACTTTATCCAAAGGATAGATTTGGTAAATTAAATACAAATCAAGGACAATCAGAGAATGATATTGGTAACGGAGACTTAAAAAATGTATTCGATACTTTATGGAAAGATTATATTGATTTTCATATGGCAAAGGGACAAAAAGACTTTCTTGCTACTTTAATTAACGAGGAAGAATAATGTCTCAGGAAGAAATTATTATGCAGTTATGGGAGTGCCTTAGACGAGGTTACTCCTATAACGAAGCACAAATCCATATGAAAGCATATGGTGAAGGTAAAGATACAATCAAAAAAGTTGTTGTAAAGGAGAGAGATGGCTAAACCAAAAGAGTTAAAAGAGCTAGAAAAGTTCGTTGAAACTGCTACTAGACAAATAGACATACTAACTACAGTTCAAATTGCTATTGTTGAGCATTTAGGCAAGAAATCACATAAATTTAGAAATGAATTTATGGCAACAGTATTATCAAGAGATGATTTTAGAGAAGAATATACTAAATTCACTCAAGAAAATAAAGATGTGCCTGACGAAGTAAAATTAGAAATGATTCGTATTAATGAATTAATTGAAGAAGCTAAGAAAATGATGGGAGATGATAATGCCGAATTGGACAAATAACAATATAGTAATCACAGGTAAAGGTGATGATTTAGAAAAGTTTATGCTAAAAATCACTGATATAGAACCAACTGACGGTGAAATAGCATATCATTTAACTAATTGTATGCCCAGACCTAAAATATTCAAAACTATACATCAAGGAGCTAGAACATTTGATGATGTTAGATGTGATGTATGGTTTGAGGATGATGACGGTGCTAGGCCAATGCTTGACATTACAAAGCAAGAATTAGTTGACAAATATGGTACATATAAACCAGTTGACTGGGAATACAAAAACTGGGGAACCAAATGGGGAGACTGTCAAACAGAGTTATTATTTATGGATGAAAATAAAATTGTTTTGACATTTGACTCAGCTTGGGGAGAACCATTTAAATTATTAAACGATATTGCTAGAAAATATAATTTAAAGATAAGTAATTCTGCTTTGCACGAATTTGAAAGAGAACCAGTACAAAGTAAATACCCATTATCTGAAGAAGAAACTAAACAGATATATGCTGAACATGCTATGATGTTTGACAGAGTAGCTAATTTAGTAATAGACCCTACAGAAGAAACAAGTGCTAACTAGCAGTTAGTAAAGCTATTCTACAACATATTGAATATCAAGAGTTTTTCAAGGTCTCTTGATAAACAGTATACCCGGAAGTAATTGTTGTAGGTAGCTTGTAGTGTATGGAAGTAAGAGTGTGTGACTCCCCTGTTTGCATAATGACTGAAACTGTACGCTACAAGCTATCTATATAATGATAGAGAAAGGAGATGTATGGATGTTTTAGACGACCAATTAGAATCGTTACCCAAAGGTTCATTGATTAAAATTATTAAAGATATTAATAATGACCTTGAACAGTTTAGTAGCGAAGGTATTGTTGAAGAAATAAAAATACACAATCAAATTAAACATGCGAGATTAAAGTTAAGCATTGTAAAAGAGCTTGATTATGTCGCAAGAAGGGAAGAACAATGAGTGAACCATATGTTTATGAAAACCCAGCAAAGAAAACCTGGGACAAAGATGTAGTGGTTACATTTACATTCCCAGAAGAAACAACTGTTGACCAGATAGATGAACAAGTTGATAACCTTGTAAAACTAGCTGATAACAATAAATTGTTTACATTCGAGAGTCATCAGATTGACTTAGTAGAGATTAAGGTTGACAATGAGGATGACATTTAATGATTATAAGAGATTCTACAAACAAGTCTATATAAGACTGCGTGATTTCAATTATGACATTATTAGATGGTGGAAGTATAACAAGAAACAGCTGCTTATTGAGCAGCGTATTATTGAAGATATGCTACAACTAGTAACTGATAATGAGATACAACCAGGATTTTATTGTTCATTATGTGAAGGAGAATTAAATTTTGACGATGAACATTCAGAATTATGGTGGTGTGATAGATGTCACGCTAACTTTGAGACATGGGAAGTAGAGAAAGGAATGATATATGACTGAAGAAAATGATAGTTGCGATTGTAATGATTGTAATGATGACTCATTTATAGGAATGAATATGTTAAGTGACAGGGATGTTGTAGCATTCGGTGAACAAAAAGTTCATATGTATGTAGTTATAATTGTTTATCAAAGAGAAGATGAACATGGATACTTATGGAGTGATAAGTTTGTTAACTTTGATGAACATACAGAACTAGCTACTAGATATAAAGTTCCAGCAGTTGGACCAAAAGAAGCAATAGATGCTGCGATGAGATTAGACGCTTACCGTAAAGCAGCTATGATGACAGGTTGGATTAAAACTATAGACCCTAAAGCAACACAAGAAGAACAGATGTTGTGTTTAAATGATATGGGAAATAGAGGTTTATTCAATAGGTTTTTCTTTACGGAACCAACTACTATTCAGTGCGTATTAGAGGCCAATGAAGAAGCTATGATTGACAAATCAATTGCTGAAGTTATGGAACATAGTGAAAATACAGGTAACATAACAGAACAATGGCTAAAAGATATGACAGAGGATAAAGATGGCGATTCAGAATAGTAAGTTAGAAAGAAAAAAGCCACCAGTTGCACACGCAAATCGTAAAGGTAAATCACCTACGATATTGACTGATGAAAAAGTAGAAACACTATTATCTACACCTAATGAATGGTATGTAATAGCTGAATCTGATAATTGGATATCAGGTGTGAAACAAAATATCGAAAGCATGAACCAAACAAATATCAGACACCTTAGAGGTAAAGGTTTGTTTGAAGTAAGGCAACGAAGAAACCCAGAACACGGCTTTATAGAAATATATTGTCGTTTTGTAAAAATAGATGGAATGGAAGAAAAACCATTCTAAGAAAGGATACTAATGAGTGAGAAAGAGACTACGAAAGTAGTTACTTGTTGGGATAAAGTAAAATCAGCAATCGGAAACTCCGATAGAATATTGTTGTACGGTCCACCAGGGACTGGTAAAACATATGCTGCTGCAACCAATAAGGTTGGATTGAATATGAATGGCGACCCAAATGTATATCAAATCACAATGACAGAGGATACTGCTAGTGCAAACTTAGAAGGCTTTTACAAGCCAAACTCTGACGGTGGATTTGAATGGCATGATGGTATAGCAATTCAAGCATGGAGAAATGGTGGAAGATTGGTAGTCAATGAGATTGACCACGCTAGTCCAGACGCCATGACATTCTTACATGCTATCCTTGATGATAAAGATATAGCACAGTTGACATTAAATAATGACGACAAAGAAACAGTAAGGCCTAAATCAGGTTTTAATGTTATTGCTACAACTAACAGCCTACCTGAAAGCCTACCAATGGCACTTAAAGATAGGTTCCCAGTTAAAATACATGTTGATGAGATTCATCCTAGTGCATTAAGGATGTTTCCTAAAACATGGCATCAAGTGATACAAGATACTTCATTATCAGAGGATATGGAAGAAAGAATATCAGTTAGAAGTTGGAGAGAATACTTTGAACTTCAACAAAAAGGTACGCCAATGAAAATGGCAGCTGAATTGATATTCGGTGATAGAGGTGAAGAGTTACTTGACGCTATTAAACTATCCGATGTTAATGTACATGACAATGAATTAAAAGATGTACAAGAAGAAGAATAACAAGATACCCTTTCCAGAAATAGCTTCTGGAGAGGGACCTTGGAAAATATTTGAGGACGAAAAACAGCCTAGAACATCTGTATTGTCTAAAGAAATGTATGTCCCTACAAATGGTGATGTATGTGATTTATGTGGTGCTGACCATAACAAAATGATTAGAAGACATGAACTTGGCCATGCTAAGTGGAGTCCTAAAACTGTAGGTAAATTAAAAGATTATGAAAGTGAAATTTGTATAGAAATATGCGAAGAAGTTCGTGTTAATTATAATTTATCTGTTAAAGATTTATGGTTAGATGAATGGACTATATGTCAACCAAAGTTTGAAGAAAAAACTTTAGACATATTGTATAACGGTTCAGTATTTGATATCACTGCATGGATATTAATGAACATGAGACCAGGACAAGGTGGCAGTTATTATAGTCACAGTGTTGCTGGACCAGAATTTGAATCTATTAAACAAGCAATGGAATCTGTTCATAATATAGAACCAGGTAGTCCAAACCAAATGACTAAATTAAGATTAGGTCAATTGCAATGGGCTATGAGACAAGCTAATAAGTTATATCAAAAGATAACTTATAGTAGAGGTTATTATAGAAAACCAACTAAATACAATAAAACTAGACAAGCTGCAATAATACTCAACAAATTAATGGATGAGTTCAATGACAAGCCTAAAGAACATGAAGTTCTTGAAAAAGCTAGAAAAGCTAAACAAGCTAAAGAACAAGCCATGAATGCCAATCGTAAAGCTAACAGTTCATCTACTGAACAAGATGGTGAAGGCGATATGGAAGGAATGGAAACATTAGATGAGTTAATGCAGCGTAACAAAGAGCAGATATTTAATGCTACCAATGATGGTAATATGAACTACAAACCACAACCAAATGATATGGGTAAGTGGGGAAAGATGGAGATATTTAAACCATATCTTGATGTGAATATGCAATCAAAAATAAAAGGTGGTAGAGAATATAGGCCAATGGACTATGGTGTTAATCCTAAGTATATGAATCGTTGGTGTGTGGATAAAAAAGTATTCAAACAAAAACAAAGAGTATATGGTGGAACAATATTAATTGACGCATCAGGTTCAATGCATTTTTCAGGACAAGATATCCTAGATATAATGCAATTACTACCAGCTGTTACTATTGCTATGTATAACGATAACTATGCAGGTGCATGGGATACAGGTTCGTTAAGAATAATAGGACAGAATGGTAAAAGAGTAAATCAAGAATACTTAAATAAATATACAGGCGGAGGTAACTTAGTTGATGGCCCTGCTTTGAAATGGTTATCTAAACAACCACCTAAAAGAATATGGGTGAGTGATATGTATGTCTTTGGTTTACATAATCAGAATAGTGAAAACTTATTGAAAGATTGTATAGAAATATGCAAGCGTTCAGGAATAACCAGACTAGCTAATATTGATGAAGTAAAGAAGTTTGCTTTAGCATTAAATCAGCTAGGATAAAAGGAAGGAAATTAAGGAGTACCGTGCAACTGGCAACAGTGGGTTGTACTCCTTTCCGACCTTAAGCACGGTATTCCATCAGTTGGGGGTGTCCAGGTTAGTAGCTAATACAGGCAACTGTATTAGACTAATGCCGGTTCGATTCCGGCCACCTCCACTACTTTCTTCTTAAATCATCTACTTATATCTATATCCTGCTATAGTAGTCAGTATGACTGATATAAATGAAATGCTAGATGAAGCAGAGCATGGAAAAAAAGGTAACTATGTTGAAGGTAAAATTACACCAGAAGCAGAACCTTTTTGGATTGCTTTAAAAAACAGGGTAATAAAAGATAAGATAAAGATGAGACCTTATGTTGTATCAAGATTACTTGAAGATAACTTTGGTATTGTAATATCTGAATCAGCAATGAGAAGATACTTACAAAGATTGGAGAAAGAATCTAATGCCTAAAGATGTTGAAAGATTAATGGCAGAAGTTGAGTCTAAAGTTGTTCAAGATTTAAAAAAAGATAATTTAAATATTATGAAACAGCTTGAGAAGGCCAAAAAGAAGAAAGAAGATATGGTTGATGCAGTTTATGAGGCAGTATCAGCCAATCTTCGAACATGGGACAAACCTTCTATACCTAAACCACGCAACTTAAAGAAAACTAAGGATGAAGAAACTGCAATAGCAGTACTTAGTGACATTCAATTAGCTAAAGTAACACCTGAATATAATTCAGAGATAGCTGAAGAAAGAGTAATAGCTTATGCAAATAAGATAGTTGACATTACTAATGTCCAAAGACAATCTCATCCTGTTAATAAAGTTGCAGTGTTTGCAGTAGGAGACATAGTAGAAGGTGAGTTAATATTTCCAGGCCAATCACACTTGATTGACAGCAGCTTGTACAAACAAGTAACAGTTGATGGCCCAAGAATAATGACACAGTTCTTTGACATATTACTTGCTAACTTTAATGAAGTAGATGTTCATTGGGTTATAGGTAATCATGGCCATTTAGGAGGCCGAAGTCGTAAAGATTATCATCCAGATTCTAACGCTGATAGGATGCTAGGTAACATCATGAAGATGATATTTAGAGAAGAAAAGCGTATTACATTCACAATACCTGACAGTACAGGTGACAACCATTGGTTCGATATAGCTGATTTAGGTAAAGAATGTAAGTTTTTACTCTGGCACGGTGACAATGTGAGAGGTTTTAGTGGATTTCCATGGTATGGCTTTGGTAAAAAGCTACAAGGTTGGAAAACATTAGCAGCTAATGGTCTTATGCCAGACTTTGACAACGCTATTGCAGGTCACTTTCATACACCTACAACAATGTATCTTAATGATATAAGGTTATGGGTTAATGGAAGTACTGAAAGTTACAATACATTTGCACTAGAACAACTAGCTAGTATGGGTAGGCCATGCCAATGGTTACTATTTTGTAAGGATGGTACTGGCGTAACTGCAGAATATCTAGTAAAATTAGAAGATGTATAGTACATATGGATAGAGGTATGTCAAGACATGAAGATAGTTGGAATAGAATACGCTGGAATCGGTAGCGAACCTTTCTTTATTGTTCGAAATGAACAAGGAGAAGTAGAGTTTGTACCTGTTGAAAGAGGTATTACAAAACTAAATAAAGAATTAGTAGGTTAAGTCTTATCGGGACCTAACGGTCCCTATATTTCTTTTCTCTATTATGAATAATAGGAAGGATAATATGGTAGAAATAGATACCAAGAAATTATTGTCCCCTTTTCCACAACATTTGGTGCGTTCAGCACCTGCGGGAAAGTTTGGGGATTATGTACCACACGCTAATTATGTTGAAAGACTAAGAGACAGTGGCGTCTCATATAGTTGGACATGTGAACCAGTGTATGGTACACACAATGGCGAGAAGCGTATTGTTGGTGCTAAAGGAACTATAACTATAGAAGGTATGGGAAGTTATGATGGCTTTGGAGATATAGATACCTTTAAATTAAATAGTGAAAAGTTTAATGATGGCACTAATCTTAAGGACGCAGAATCAGACGCATTCAAGAGAGCTTGTATGAGGTTTGGTTTAGGTGTTGAACTATGGAGTGGTTCTACACAGACTGAAGAGGAGGCCTCTGCTGAAGCTGCAAGAGAAGCTAAAGTAGAAGTTACTAAAGTTGATAGGCGTTTAAAAGAAAACAAAATAGCTAAGCCAGAAGCTAAATCTATGGATGAAATCAAATTAAATGATGATGGAACCATAGCTGAGGCACCTTTCTAATGCAAGACATAGAGTTTATACAAACTACTATTAATGCTATGTTAGAAGGCAAAGAGATGGGGACTAAGCAAAAGATATTAAAGTCTGCTGCTGATTACGCTAAACTGCGTAAGTTCCCACCTAAGTTAACAGACTATAATGATGAACAATTGAACAAATATTTTGAGTTTATAGAAAAGATAGCTGATATGCCTGAAGTCTATACACAAGAACAATTTGAACAAATGGATATCATAGATAAAGTATCTAGTATAATGGGAGATGTGAAAGACATAACACCAGAACCAGATACAGAAGTGTCTGAAATAACTGATAAGTTAGTTACTCAAATGGCTAACCAAAATAAATATCGAGACGACTTAAAATGTCCATGTCCTAACAAGTTAATGGTTTGGGATAATAGACGCAATAAGAAGTCTGATAGAAGTCCTGACTTTGTTTGTTCAGGCAAAACACCTGAGGAATGCCCGCAGCATACAGGCAAGTGGCGTAAATCTTGGTGGTTGGATAATTCCGATATTCCTCAAGAATGGAATCTTGATGGCAAGGAAAGCCAACAATAAATGTAGTCTTTGTAACAAAGAGTTACAAGAAACTACAAAAAATAATCACCAAATTATAGCTTGTACGAACTTAGGATGTACGAGCTATATGGTGGAGAAACGGAGATTGAATTGATAGTATCATCATTCAGAGGTAGAAAAGTACCTAATTATATTAAAAGCAAATCTCAGCTTATCTTATGGGCCTTAGAAGCTAATCGTGAAAAAGACCCTATAAGTAATGGTGAGTTCGTTTTTGAATTACGATGCACTAGATTCGGTGGAGTTATACATGACCTTAGAAAAGAAGGTTATGATATTGTAACATTACCTGCTAAACAGAGAGGACATTACCTTTATTATTTAGTAAGTAGTCCTACCGATAGTGTAAGTATGAAACGCAGAGGTAAAAGCTTTTTAAAGAAAATGAAAAAGGCTTTAACCTAACATGGCTGGGATACTACTCAGTTGTGCAGTTACATTGCCTGTGAGCGTGGAGAGCATAACTGAGTATATCCAATGTAGAAACATTAATAGAAAAATAGAACATGTACTTGAATGGGAACCATTAGTGTCTGAATACTTTAAACAAGAAGACATACCTAAAGCATTAACAATTATATATTGTGAGTCTTCAGGTAGAGATGACGCAGTTGGTGTTAATACTAATGGCACAAGAGACATAGGACTATGGCAATTTAATGACAATACATGGACATGGTTGACAAATAAATTAAACATAAGTAGTAATAGATATAACCCTGAAGTAACAACTGCTGTTGCATCATGGTTAGTATATAATGATGGTTGGCATCATTGGAACAGTAGCAAACGCTGCTGGGGAAAGGTTGATAGTTATGGCAAAAAGTAGAAAAAAATTCACACCAAAAAAGAAAGAGAAAGTGAATATATTTAATAGTCCTATGGATTTAAGAGATTGGGCAGTGACATTAATAGGATACTTAGGAGATAGCAAAAGAAACATATTACCAAATACAGAAAAAGTAGATGGATTAATAGGTCAATTTGTTAGCGACTATAATTTTTATTACAACCAATTACAAGAACAACTAGCAGAAGAAGAAAAGCAAGAGGAAGAATAATGTCTCATCCTGTTCCGGGGTATGAATATTATTGTGAAGATTGTTTACAAGATTTAGAAGAAGGAGGACACATATGTCTAATAACATAAATACACAGTTCATGACAAGAGAACAAAAGAATTTAAATGACATGGTATATACAGAGAAAATTGACAAGCATGCAAATAAAGAGAATACTTTATCGCTTAAAACTTATGGTGGTAAAAGATTTTTAGGATTAACTAAAGCAGGTAAACCTGTATTTGTTTCTTATCAAATTAATCTGTCCGATTTAAAATTAAAGATGTCCTTTACACATAAACTTTCTGTACTTACAGTACCAGGGAGTGTAATGGCAAACGATAGATATACATTTAAAATCGGAACCAAACCTATTATGAACTATGAATCAATGACAAGAAAGTTAAAAAAGAGAAGAGGTGGAGAGGTGACCATCAAAACTCTTAATCATTTACAAAGACTATACGAACTAGTTGACATTAATTTTATAAAAGGCTTTGTCAAAAACAAACCAACAAAGTTAATGTTCAAATATGTAGCTGACTCTATTCATGTAGATACTGATGTAAGTCAATACGATATAATGCAATACTGGAATCTTCCAGAAAGTATATACTTTGTGCCTGAACAAACATGGAAATACCCTGATGAGTTATAGGCCCCTTCCTAAACAAGTAACTGTTAAGAGGTCAAAAGTAGAAGGCCTTGGCCTCTTTTCAACTATGCCTATAGAGAAAGATACAGAACTAGGAATAACACATTATCGGACAGAAAAACAGACTGATAATGGTGTGATAAGAACTCCTTTAGGTGGTTTCATTAATCATTCTGATTACCCTAATTGTGTACTAGAAATAAGAGGCGATGAATATTATTTAATTACTAAAAAACTCATTATTACTGGAGAAGAACTTACTTTAAAATACCAAATGTATAATATTAGTGACGATTAACTTCCACCTTTTTTTTTAAATACATAATTAACGGTACACAATGGCAGACGAGCAATTAATATGTCTTAAAACGGCTCTATGCGTCTCTTAGAGGTATTAGTATCTTTTCTTTTTACCGTATGATTTCTTTTTACCAGATTTAGTTATTGGCATTAGTATCCCCCAATTATTTTATTTAACTGTTTCTTAAATTTTTCTTGCTGTTTTTTAGCAAGAGCATTAGTTAATTTCTTTTGAGTATTGTAATGTTTTCCTGCTGCATAACTATGCCCAATTGATTTAAGGGCTTGGTTTTGTAAAGCATTCATTCCTCCACCTGTAACCCAAGGAGATTGTGGATTATTTTTAACCCATGTTCTAAACTCTGGTTGTAAAAATGCTTTAGGAACTTCCCATTCTTTAGCAGTAGTAGCATGTTTAATAGTCATAGCTCTATGTGCTTTAATTCTTGATTTCATTTCACGCTCAGTCATACCATGAGTAGTCCAATCGTGCTTAGGTTCTTGTGCTGACATTATTTGCTTACTTGTTTTTTAGCGAACTCTTTAACGACAACTAATGCTGCACCTGCACCTGACATAGCAGCTAACTGTACAGCTGATGCGTCAACGCCCACAAGTGGAGCAACTGTTAATGCACCAATAAATGCTTCAACAAATGTCCAAAGAGTTTTACTTAACATATCTTTAAGTTCTTCACTCATTTTATAACTCCATGCTTCGTTCCAAGGGGTCCACGCAACATCCTTTTTAAATGTCCCATCAGAGTTTCTTTTTCTTTTTAACTTATTAAACATTATACACTATCCTTTTCCAATTACCATTTTAATTCCTTTTTTTAATTCTGTAAGGAATTTTTTACTAGCTTCTGGCTTGAGACTTTTATCAGCATAAGTTTGTGCATCATGATATATTCGTTGTTGAGCTAATTTAGTTAAAGCTTTAGTATTAAATGAACCATCTTTTTTATAAAAGTTTTGTGATATGTTTTGTCCTGACATTGCTGATGAGGCCTGACTTAAAAACTTATTAACTTCTTCAGGTCCAGCAGCTTTTAATAATGTAGCAGTAGGTGCTTTACTACTATATTTTTTAACGCCACCTCTATTTTTTACAGCTGCACTATAAGCTTTCCATGCTAAATCTTTTTCATAACTCTTTCTAAGAGTAGTGTAATCTTCTTGTTTAAACAGGTGAGTAAATTTATTTTTGCTATCTACAATACCTGTTGCTTTATATGAGAATGTTTGTTTTGGAGCACGCTGAGCTTCTGATTGAAATAAATACTTCTGTTCTTTAGGTGCAACTTGTTGTAACTGAGAAGGAGTTAGTGAAGCAACTACATCTTTAGCTGTTCTACCTTTTATATTTCCAGGCATAACTTCTTTGCCTTGTTTATTTGTTACCATTAAACCTTTATCAACAGCAAAACTTCTAACAGCTGATTCAGTAACTGAACCATATGGTCTATTAGGAACAGTTGCATCTGGATTTGCTTTTATTTCTGCAGCATACTGTTCTTTAGAAGCAGATATTAATTCCTCTCCAATACCTACTTTTATATTTCTAACTTCTCTAGCTTCACCATAAAGAATATTAAATACATCTTGGCTACCTACATTGAAATCTTTTAGGCCTCCAAATGTTGCTGCTTCTCCACCTTTTAATCCTTTTGCTAATCCTGTTATTTCTGCTTTACCATACTTAGTATCTTTAACTCTACCTAATGTTTCAAGATGTCTTCTAAAATCACTATCGCTAACTTCAAAAGTAGCTTGAGCTCCTTTACCATAATCAGTAACACGAACTTTACCTGGTACTTCAATACCTTTTGCAGCTATATCTTTTAATCCATAATCATATTTAGAACCAAACTTTCCTGGTCCCTGTTTACCTGTAATAGTAACATCTACATCTTTAGATTCAGCAACTCCAACATATCCTTTTGTAACTTCTGCTTTTAATTCTATTTCAGGTCCTTCATGTCCTGGTAAATCTTTTTTATATACAGTAGCTTTTGCAGGACTTTCTAAATTACTTTTATATATTTGTTCTGCTTTTTTATAATCATCTTTAGCTGCATAATTTTTTGGGTCAGGTTTTTTAGGTACATCAATTCTATATTTTTGTCCTGCTTTGGTAAGATTTCCTTTATCATCTATAAAAGATTTTACTGGTAATGGTTGATTTAATATTTGTCCAGATTGTGGGTCTCTTTTAGGACTGTAAGGTTTTATATTTCCTTTTGCATCTGCTTCTAATGTTCCACTTAACCAAGGTTGTGGTTTCCAACCAAAGACTACATTTGTTTCTAATACTGCAGGTTTGCTTAAAGCGTCTCTTATAAATTTGCCTTCTTCTGATTTAGCAATTTGTTGACCAGCAACTCCTTTAATATCAAAGCCTTCATCTCCAAAATGACCTATGTGTTGTTCACCTTTAGTAACTGAAGGTTCTTGTTTTTCAACAATATATCCCTCTGACCACCAATCTCTACCTCTAGGTTCATTAACTCCTTCAGTATATTCCATTCTTTCTGAAATCATACCTGCTTCACCTGGCAAAGTACCAGCATCTTGTAGTGCGTTCTTAAGAAGGTTAGTCATGGGAGACTGGGATTTTTTAAACTTAATACTTCCTTCAGCTTCTGATTTAGTTTGATATTTTGCAGCATCAGGGTCAACTGCATCTGGGTCAGCCAGCTCTTGTGTCTTTAAATTGTGAGCACCAGGACTTATTTGTTTTTGCCAGCTAGAAATAAGCCTTTCTGATTCAGTCATAATTAATTGTTCTTTAGTTACAGGAGAATCTTGTTTTGGCATTTTATTTTCAAATTTTGATTTATACATAATATCTAAATCTTCTACTTCTATTATCCTATCTCCAGTTATATTTAATTTATTAATTATTTTGTCTGCTTTTTCTCTATTTGTTTTACTACCAGATTTTGTAATAACATCTCTACCTTGTAAATATACATAAGCTGTTTCTTTGTTAAGTGTTTGTACTTGTTCTTGTAATAAATTAGAAATAATATTTTTTTGTTTTTCTAATTCAGCTACTGTTTTATCAACTTGTGCATTACGCTTATTAACTCTTTCAATATCTAATATTCTAGGAGTTAGATTTTCTTCAACATTTAATCTTTCACCTTTAGTATTTTCTATTGTGTCATTAATCATATCTAGCTGACCTTCTAATGTTCTAATAGATATGTTAAATCCACTATCTGTTGCTGATTTAGTTTCTATACCAAATTCTTTAGCATAAGCTGAAGCAGCTTTTGATTTAGGGTCAACTGCTTCTGTCAAATCTTTTACAGTACCTTGTCTTGATTCAATAATCATAGGGTTACCTTCAGAAAAATCCATAATGTTTATCTTACCTGCATCTGACCTAGCTGCTTCTTCAACTTGTGCAGCCATTTCATCTGCTACATCTTGAATAAATTGTTCTTGTTTAGCTGGGTCAATACCTGCAGGATTTGATTCTACTAAACCTCTTGCTGTTGTTTGTATTTGTTCTTGTATAGAAGGTGGAAGTTCTATACCTATTCTATCTGATGCACTAAGTAACTCACTACTTTTACCTAAATCTAATTCTTTTTTAATTTTTGCTTTAGTTTCTCTAGCTCTTTTCATAGCAGCTTCATTACCTTCAATAGGCAAACCAGGAATACCAGTAGGAAAATTTCTTTCACGCCAACCTATAGAACGAAAATCACTTCTCGATAATTTTTCAGCAGCTGTTGAACCTTTAAAAGTAGGTATAACTTTCTTAGGCTCTTTACTAGAAGATTTTTTGAATGCATCACCGTAAGCATCACCAAACAATAGCTGTCCTTGTTCTAAAGTTTTAGATTCAGTAATTAAAGCTCGTTCTTGAAATTTTATTTCATTTACTAAATCTTTTGTTCTAGATATATCAGCAGGAGTTTTATTAGGTTTATTTAAAAGTTCTTCTAACTCTTCTTTTAATAAAGTTAGTTTATCTTTTTTCTTAGCCATTAGAGTATTACTTGGTTATCCAATTTAGCAGATAATATCTTTATCTCTCCAGATATTTCTTGCAGCTTTTCTGTTATGTCATCACTATTTACAGTTGTACTGTCATTACTATTGATAATACCATCGTAGTCTATGTATGTCACCCATACATCACCTTGTGATATAGCAGCAGCAACATAGGGATAAACATCCTTATATGCATTAACACTTGACCCAACAAACCCATCCTTTTGCACAAGGTTGCTAGTTTGTGAATTACCTAGTAATAAACAACCAGCAGTGTTTTCATCAGTATTACCAGTATGCCATAAGATATACTCAAATCCAGGTACATCATTCACATGTATCATACCTTTGTGCATATCACCATACTTAGCTTGATATCTACTATGGAAACCACCTTCTTTTCTTAAAGATAGTTTATATTTACCAGCAGGTATTCGTGTTTCACCCCAGACTTTTACATCTCTTTGTTCATCTTCAAGTGTATAGCAAAGAAAATTCCTTTTACCATTAACGATATCGAACAACATTCCAGATGTAGAATCCTTTTGTGAACTTATTCTTAATACTTCTAATTCCATTATCCTCCTACCTTAAATAATATTTCTCTAATAACTTCTTCAATAACTATTAAGTTTTGATTAAATCCTGCAATAGATTCTTGATAAGCTTGTACTTGTGCTTTAAGTGTTGCTACTTCTTGTTGTAAATCGTTAACAGTTTTAAATAACCAGCCAACTAAAGCAGCTAAACCACCTTGCAATATTTGACTTAGATTAATTTTTGCTTCCATTATTTACCTCCGCAACAACCGCTACCACAGCAATCCATTATCTACTCACCCCTTGTTTCTTATTACCTTTAGGTTTATCACTTCTAAACCCTATTGTTAATAACCATACAACTAATGTAATTACAGTAGCAAGACCTGTAATTTGTTGAGCACTACCAGTTAAAGTTAAAGTTGCAATAACTAAACCAACAAGTGTCCACGACAAATTCAAAGTCTCTTTAATTATGGTTATAAACCAATTCCAAATTTTTTTTAGCATTAACTTCTCCTAAATACGAAAGCTGCCATTGTAGCTATTCTAGTCAAAATAACTGGAACTACAACTTCTTGTGCTTTTTCTTTTTGGTCATTAGTCATGTCATTACCAATGGTTGCTATGTTGATATCTTGTATGTTGATATCTGTTAATACTTCAATTGGATTATCTATGAACTCTTCAAATTGCACTTCAGTAACAACATCAGCTAATGTATAGTTCTCAACATCTGAATTTTCTACAGCTCTTTCAACATACTCTTCTACAGCAGTAGCTACTGATTCGTCTTGTTTAACTGCTTCTGCAATGATTTCAACATCTTCAGTTTCAACTTGTAATACCTCAGCAACAACTTCAACTTGTTCTGGTGTAAGGTCTTCAACATCTTCTATGGCCTCCTCTACAACAGCTTGTATAACTTCCTGTACTTCTTCAGTAACTTGGTCTAAATTTTGTACACCAATGTCATTGACTTCTTCAAGGACTTCTACAATTTCTTCTGGTGGGAGTTCTTGCACATATACTTCAATGGCCTCTTCAACTTCTGCATCAGATAAATCCTCCTCTATTTCTAAATCAATTACTTCGACAACTTCAGATACTTCCTCAACAATAGTATCTTTAATGACTTCAACTTCCTCTTCAATTTCTTCTTTAACTGGTTCATCTTCCACAATTGGTACCACAATATCATCATCAGGAAGTTCTCCTTCGGTATCTCTTCGTTCAGTCTCTTCATATAACTCATCTTCAATAACTATAACGATATCTTCAGGAATATCAATTACTATAACCTCTTCTTCAAATTCAAAATCTTCAATTATTTCTTCTTTGGTAGGTACAACAACTTCTTCTTCAATTGGTTCTTCTGGGACTTTGACATCTTCAAGTAACTCTTCGACCACTGCATCAGTAACCTCCTCCTCAATATCCTCAACTTCTATTATAACCTCTTCTTCCGGAATCATAACCTCTTCTTCAGGAATATCACAATCACCACGCTCTATCTGAGCATCAGTCATATAACAACCATATAGTTCTTCATTAGCTTCACGCTGTTCATCACGAATAGCAGTTTCTTCTTGTTCTTTATATATATGTTGAAACTGTTCAGGATTATCTTCTCTATGTTTACGCTCTGCATCAGTTTCATAGAAACCAGTTTCCTCATAATTATCATTAGATTGCTCTTCTTCCTCTGCTTTTTGAGCTGCTATTTCCTCTTCAGTAGGAGGAGGTGGAGGAGGTGGAACAGTAGTTGTAGTCGTAGTTGTAGTCGTAGTTGTAGTAGGAATAGTACTTTCATCTACATACTGCCAATACAATGTATCTAATACAGATATATCAGATAATGTAACTTCAAACTTTGTAATAAACTTATCTGTGTTAGCTTCATCATTGTTGTAATCAGTAAATGATTTGTAAAAATCATCATACATATCATTACCATCACTACCCCAAGATTGTGCAGATTTGTTTTCTGTTTCATCTGTACTATCTGAATAATAATATTTAACAGAGTAGGAATTATTTACTGCACCTACTAGAAATCCTATCTCATATACATCTTCTGAAAATTCAAAAACATAAGTACCACTTTGTATAGCTAATGAACAACCTGTAGTTCCATATCTACCTTGTTCATTACAATAAATATATGCAGCTTGATTACCACCACTAATAGTTAAACCTGATTGATAAGTGCTATCACTAAAATCTTCATTAACTGTAACTTCACCAGGTACATCTTCTGCGTATGCTGGTATAGAAAATAACAGCAGTAAAAGGGCTAGGCCTATTCTATATAACACTGTTGATTAGTACTACTAATGCAGATATAGCAACTAACCACCCAGTTAATTCTTGTCTTGATAATTTTTGATTAACTTTTTCGTGCAATTCGTCTATGCGTTTGTTTATGTCTTGTTGTCCTTCTAAAATTAAAGTAAGCATTTCTTTTTGAGTAAATCCGTTACCGTTAGGGGAGGTCATCTTCATTTAATCCTGTATCCCAATCGTAAGCACCATCATAATAATTACGATTGTCCCAGTCATATCCACTTAATCTTTTAAGATAAGCTACAACTTCTTTACATACATATCCAAAAACAAAACCAGTTATAAAATCCATAGAGGACATTATAACATATAATTTTATTCAGGTTTAGGATTATCTGATTTTACTTTAGCTACAAAGTCTTTCCAAGTTGTAGTGCCATTTACTTCATCCCAGTACTGCATATCAAGTTGGTCAGCTATAGAACCGTAGGCTTCTTGCCTATCTTGTACATAACCAAACTGTTGGTCATTCCACTTTTTATTTCCTAAATCAACTTTAGCTTGTGCATACTCAGCATCAGTAAACTCTCTACGCTCGTTGTTAACTTGTGCATATAAAGGTTTTGCTGCCTCTATTTCAGTATCAGCTTGCGTTTGTAGTTCTTCTTTTGTTGCCATAATATCCTCCTATATTAGCATATATTTATTTATGCTACCTTATATAATGTAAAAGTTCCACTTGTTAAATTTCCACTTGACATAAAATAATTTAATCCATTGTGTGCTTCCGCAACAGTATAAACCCAACCACCTTGTCCACCCATTAAAACACCACTATTATAATTTCTAAATATAAGTTCATCAGTAACAAAACTGTTTTCACTTGCATTATTAAAACTATATAAATATTGTATTCCTTGTAAAGTTTCTTCTGTTCCTGTTCCCATAGCTAATTGTGTATTTACAAAAACTTCACTTTGGTCAGTATTAGTATTATTAGAATAAGTGTTATCTGTTCTAAATGTTTTTTTTGAATAATCATAATTAGAAGTAGATTGTGCAGTTGCACCACCTGAACCATCAGTTTTAGTTACTCTAACTTTTAAACTTTCTGAATCAGTAGCTCCCTGTATATCGTTTAAAATTACCATATACACATCATCAGTATTTATTTCAAAATTTATAGATGAACTACCACTAGTTCCACCACCAATAGTTACTGAAGCAACAGGACTTGAAATAGTAAATGAATCTACTTGTATTAATTTACCTATCATTAGCTATCAACTCTCAATCCATAAGTCCTAACTAAATTAGTCATAGTTCCTCCAGTTCCCTCAAGTATTTGAAAACCTGTCATGCTTGCAGTTTGTTCTAAAACACCAATACATCTCATAGGTGTTGAAGGAGTAGTAGTACCTGCATAATTAATTGATTGAGTTATATTATATGAATATTTATCAGATGCAAAAGGATTAAAAATATATGTAACACTTCCACCTTCTGCATAATTTGCAAAAGCGTCTTGTATTTGATTTTGGCCTGTTAATCTACTTTCAGTATGAGTTGTATGTGTGTACATATATAAAGATGCAAAGTCATAGTTACTGTCTGATATAACACTTCCATCTGAAGCTATATATTTTAAATTACCTTGACCATTAGTACTATCATTACGAAGACATGTAATAACATAAACATCAAAATCAGCAGAAAATACATCTGTAATGTTCATTGTTGTTACTCCACTTGCAGTAGATTCATCTAATAATCTTAAACTACTCATTCTTTAACTCCATATAATTTAAATGTTCCTGTCATTGTACCAACATTAGGATATATTTTTATTGCATCTATTGTTTTATCGTCAAACTGATTACCACCACCGTATTCAAATCTTTTTACTCCACTATCTCCACTTCTTTCAAAAATTGAAAAGCTTGAAAATTGACTCCTTCTTCCTGAATTACCAAGAAAATAAAAATAGCCATAATTGTAACAACCATTGTTGCTATCAACACTTTGAGCTAATTGCATATATGATGTAGAAGCATTTGTAGCTTGATTAAAAGTTCCATCTGTTTGTCCATACGCTTTTGAATACGAATAATTAGAACTAACCCAAGAAGTACCGCCATCTTCTGAAAAAACTATAAAAAGAGTATGGTCTTGATGAGCACCTGTCATTGTGTAAGTAAAATAATGAACATCATAAATATCTTCCATTATACCAGTAACTTCCAAAGTACTTGCACCTGAAACATCAACTTGTTTAATAAATTCTAAACTTCCACCAAGTTGTTTTTTACTACGCAAATCATGTGCATCATTAATTGATAATACGCCATCGTTCTTTACTTTTTGGTTAATATTATTACCACCACCAATATATCCATATTCGTTACTCACTGTCTTCTACTCCTTCCCATATCCATTTATCATTATTAAATGTGAATGTCCAACCTTCATATGTAGGTGGTTCAGGTGGAACAAATACATCATTATCTTCATTGTATGTAAAACCTTTAAAAGCAAAGTTGCCTCTATATGGTGTTCCTCCTAACAAATGTTCATTACCATAAGTATTATAAGATGTTCTTTTGCATGCATCTTGTCCTGGTCTTTTAGTTAAATAATATTCTTCCCAATCAGAAAATCCATCAGGTGCTGTTTCGGTTTCATCTTTTCCAGTAATTACTTCAGTTACTATGTTATCTTTTATAAATGCGTAATGTGCCATAATTTCCTAACTAAATGTTATTGTATCTGTTCCTGCAGTAAATGTTGTTACTTTACTACTACCATCAGTTGCAGTAGATGATGTCAAACCTGAACCTACTGTAATTGTATTACCTGCAGGATAACGCAATATTACAACTCCTGAACCTCCTGATGTACCACCATCACCATTATGTCCTGAGCCTCCACCGCCACCACCAGTATTAGCTGTTCCTGCAGTAGGTGCTATAACAGTATAAGGAGATGAACGAATACCACCATTTCCTCCACCACCTTGTCCACCAACACCTTTGTTGCCAGAACTCCATGGGTCAGCACGATATGAACCACCACCGCCACCACCAGCATAATAAGTAGCAGAACCTGTTATTGAAGATTGTAAACCATCGCCACCATGTCGTGTTGTACCAGCTGCAGAAGCTCCACCACCTCCACCACCTTGGTTAGGTTCAGCACTAGTATTAGCATCACCACCATCATGACCTTGTCCAGAAGTACCAGAACCACCATCACCACCATTGTAACCACCGCCACCTCCAGAACCACCGGATGCACCGTTGCTACCATTATTAACACCACCATTACCACCTGATGTAGATGTAATTGTTGAAAAAACTGAATTATTTTGTGCAGCACCAACAGTAACTGTATATGTAGTTGAACCATCTGGTATAAGACTTATTGGTGTTTCACCTGATACACCGCCTCCTGTATTTTCAGAAGCATATGAATTTCTTAAACCACCTGCTCCACCTCCACCTGATGTAGTACCGCTACCTCCACCAGCTACTACAAGGTATTCGACATCGATAGCTTGTAATTTGTAATTACCATTTTGTAATAATCCCACGACATCATTAACACCAAATACGCCAGTATTGGCAGAACTAGATTGTGTTGGTTTAGCACCTGTGTAACCATATTTAGCCATAGTTACTCCTTGTTATGCTTGTATTTCTAAAACCGATATAAACGCTTCTAAGTCACCTGATGCCGCACCACCAGTAAGCTGTATGTAATCTCCTGCCATTAGTACAAGTTTTGATGTACCTGCTAATTCTAAAGAGCTATCAGCAGGAACTGTCATAGTGTGTGCTATTTTAGCATCCCCTGAAGAAACATCTTTAACTTCTGCAATGATTGTATCATCTGCAGAACCATCAACATTTGTTACTCTTAGTGACAATACAATAGTAACATCACCTGCATCTGTAGGTGCTGTATATATTGTTTGGGCAGAGCTAGTTACATTTAGATAACCATTTTTAAATACTTCTGTTGCCATTTATTTTTTCTCCATATATTTCTATACTCCCATTACTATAGCACGACTAGTTGAACTTGTCGTGTTAGTAACAGAAATTGCTTCCATTATTAACCTAAATGCTAATGATACACCACCAGCATCAGGTAATAAATCTATATCTTCATCTATCGGTAAATTACCAATAGTGTCTATTGCTAGACTTCCACCTTCTTTGAGCATAATTATAATACCCATTATGATAAAGCTATTACAAGTCCAAGACTTGCACCTGAATTAGCAGATACTTGTGTATCTACATATTGTTTAATTGATTGTTGTGTTGCCAAATGTGTAGCTGAGTTAGATGCCATATTATCTTCATCTTTAATTGCAGTACCACTAGCACCTGTATTTAATACAGGACTTGTTAATGTAGGAGTTGTTAAAGTTTTATTTGTTAAAGTTAATGTACCTGCTGTTAATTGGTCATGTAAATCTTTAAACATTTCTCCAACTACTGACATACGAACAACAGTTCCATCATCATGTGATGGGTCTGGTGAATGTCTGCCTTCTACATCTCTAGTAACAGTTGACATAGTTGTAGTTGATGATGCTGTTACTAATACTACTTCTCTTTTAGTTGCACTATCAGGGTCTATTACTAAATAAAAAGGTGCAGATATAACAGCGGTACCATTACTTGTAGGTGCTGCTGTAAGTGTAAAGTTTCCATCTGAAGCACCTACTGCACCATCTAAAGTAGTTTCAAAAAAGTTGCTATAATTTAAGTTTTGAGCTGTCATTATTGTCCTATCTTACCATACATTTATTATCCACCAAACCTTATCTCTCCTAATTTTCCTATACCAAGTACAACTGTAGATGATACTTGTGAAACAGTAGGCTGTCTAGTACCTCTTATAGTAATAGTAGCATATGTTGTAACAGAACCTACTTCAGAATTAGTTGTAACAGGATAACTTATTTGCTCTACTACACCTCTAATAACTTCATTAGGATTAAATATTTCTAATGTAACAGAATCACCTTCTAATGTTCTTAATTCTTCGTATATAGCATCTCCTAAGTTTTTAACTTTAATTGGTTTTCTACCAGGCCTTTCTACTCTATCTGATATATTTACAGGTATTTGTGCAACTACAAGTTCAGGCCTAGCTAGTGCTCTAAATTGTATAGATTTAACATAAGGTGTATTAACACCAGTATCAGAATTTAATACTAATTTTCCTATAATATATCTAGAAACAGGAGAAATTTGTGATTCAATATCACCAGTACCTGTTATCTGAGATAAAGCTTGTACATAATTACTGCTATCTGGATTGTCTAAATCTTCAAATGAAGTACTAAAATTCAATGATACACTTGTATCAGCAGCTAAGTTTTTAGTAGATATTTCTGCACCTACAAATTGTTTTTGTTCAGCAGTAAAGAAATCTGCAGCAGATGTTATAAGATAACCTGTACTTTCATATGTAGAAGTTTGTCTCCATATGTCTGCACCAGCTACACATATTACAAATTTATCATTTGAGTTAGTAATTCCAGTAACGAAACCACCAGCACCTGCTTTCAAATCTCTGGCTATACCACCTGTTGGTAAGTAATATCGCCACAAATATGATTCACTACCGCTTTCTTTAATACCACAATAAACACTATCTCTAGATACAAACATATGTTTAGGTGTTGTGTCTTGTCCTGATATACTCCATTCTTTAATTAATTGTCTTTCATTTAATACATACAAATCATCAGCAACTACTAATTGTGCTTTATAAAATCTTCCTACATCTTTTGATTTATCTTTTGTACCAAAAAATACTATACCTTCAGCAGCAGCTATGGAGTGTACTTCTTCAAAAGGTATATTAGTTTGGCCTCTTAATGCCCAAGTACCTGCATTATCTTTGACAGAATATATATCACCATTAGTTGAAGCTACAAGTATTACAGCACCAGCATCTACAACTTGTGAAACATGATGTGTACTTTCAAAACTAAATAAAGCACCACCATCTGTTAAATCTGAACTATCCCATGTTTGATTAAAAGGAGATATAATCCATACTCTTTCTACAGTGCCATCATCTCCAGCAATAATTAATACGCCTTTGTAAAACCATATACCATTTAAACCACCAGCTGATGTTTGTGCAGTTGTTCTTGCATTCCAACTAGAACCATTCCACTCAATAAGTTCTGATGCAGTTGTACTATTAGCAGTAGTAGCAAATACTCTATTACCAACAGAAGTTATACCTGTAAAGTTATGTGTATTACCTGTAGTTTCTTGAGACCAGTTATCTCCATTGTCTGTTGATTTATATATTTTATTAGCATCAGTTACCCATAATTTTCCATCTGTTGTTTGTGTCAAGTAGTTATTGCTACCACTAAAGTTAATTCCTTCGTCTTGTGTTGTGTTTAATAAATGTACATTGTATGATGTTTCATCATCACTATGAAATACATCGACACCTTTACTATCCCAAAATCTATTAACATCATCAGGTTGTCCATTAGCTCTATGTGCTGTATCTAATCCTTGGCCTGCACTAAAGTTATTTCTTGAAAATACACGGCCTAAGTTAGATGTAAAGTCTTCAGGATTTTGTTTAACATTTACATTATCATTAGCATTAACATCTGATGACTGTATAGTCATAGGCCTTTCAGGACTTATAGCAGCACGAAGTAATAATCTGTCAACTCTAAAGTCATACCCATATCTCTTTGGGTTATTTATTAAATCAGTAGTTGCTACTCTAGGCATTAGGAAGGATAATTAACGCCTTGTAATAGGACAGCCTCCGGATATTTAGACCTCAAATTACTTCTAGCTTGTTGGATTAATACTTGTTGATATTGTAATAATGAATTTCTAATAGAACTTGAACTACCTACAGGATAAACTGCAGCTTCTAATTGTTCAGTTATATAAGGAGCATCCACCATATTGATATCTTTTCCAGCAAGCAACTGTGCAGCTACACCTGCCATAACTATTGGTTCATATTCTGTTTCTAAACCTACTGCTGTTAATGTAGTAGTTTCAGCTGTTGGTATTACAAATTTCTTTTTAAAAGTTACATAAGTTGTATGGCCTGAAGCTATACCTGAAAACTGTATTGCATGTACTACATCAGGTCCTGTTGTATATGTTTTAGTTCTTGATGTACTTGTATCATCTGTCCAAGTAAATGGATTAGGTAAATCTATTAATTCAATTCCTACAGGTTTATAAGTTAATCCTGTTTGGTCTGAACCTGCACTCCAATCTGTATATTGAGATATAGCTTTAATTGGAGTAACTAAATAATTATAACTATCTTGGTCAGAACCATAGTTACCTAATATTCTATAACCTGTACCACTTGTAACATCTAGTGTTTCTACAGCAAATAATGTAGGGTATAAGTTTTTAATTTGGTCAACAATTGCATCATAAATATTTTTACGAGGAAATGCAGGAGCTATTTTAATTAAATCTCCTGATGAATGTGCAGCAGCTGTTGTACCTCTTTGGCCTCTTTTAACTGTAATTGTATTAGTAGGTGCATTAAGAGCTGTTGTGTACATTAACTCTTGGCCAATTTCTATAATTGCACCAGCATCTAATGCGTCTTCTTCTTCAACTGAAAATAAATTACCGTCATAGGTAATACTTGTAGCTGAATCAGATATACCAGAAGTAATGTAGGAATAACTCTCTACAGAATCTACTGGTTCTAAATATTCTCTGTATGTCCTATTAATTAGGTCGGCTATTGTACTACTCACAAAACCTCCTAACTATGTCTAAGATATACTTCTAAACTTCTATCTGCAGCTTCTGTACCTCCAGATGTAATTCTTAACCAACCTTCTGCTGCAAAAGCCCAACCACTAGGGTCAAGTCTTATAACATCTCCAGCTGATACAGTGTAGCTTACTTCTGTTCCATCTGTTTCTTTTACATCAGACCATGTGGAGTTATCCATTGAGTGGTCAAATGTAATTGCAGAACCTGTCATTGCTGCAGGAAATTTAATTCCTGATAATAACAATCCATCAGTTTTAAAACTAACTGAATTACTTGCATCTGCTGATACATCTATTAATACTGTTTTTACTTTAATCATATCTCACTTACTATAGCAGAAGAAAAGGGCAGGAGGTGGATTCCCACCCTAATCTTCAATTTTTTATTTATGCTGAATCAGCATCAACGAATTTGAGATGATAACTTGGCGGACCAAAGTCATATCCCATTTCCATGTAAACTGCTTTTCCAACTCTTGCATAATCGTCTTGGTCTAAGTCTCTCACGAACACAGTACCATATCCTGGGATATTTGTGAATACTGGTTGTATGAAAGCAAAGTCAAGGATAAATGCACAATCGGCAGGCATGATGTTAGGGTCGATGACCATAAGACCAATTGCACCGAAAGGAGTAACGATAGTATCAATGTCGATACCAGCGATACTTCTATCTCTTGGTAGGATAGTTCCAGTAATACCTACTGTACCAGTTAACAATTCCTTGTTAAGGTCAAGTAGTTGCTTTGGATTTACACAAAGCACTGGTTGAATCATTGGTGCGTGAGCATCATATAGACGCTTCATAGCACCTGCGATTGCATCCCATGAAAGAACTCTAGCAGCACCAGAACCGTCACCAGAAGAGTCATTATAATAAATGTTTCCGCCAGTTGCGACTGGAGCTGTTGAGTTATTAGCATTAGCATTTAATGCAATATATTCTGAAATACCTCTCATTTCACGAGTACCTGAACCTGGTGTTGTATTAGCACCATCGGCAAAAGTACCATTGAATGCGAACCATTCAACCTCACGAGCTACTTTTTCAAGAGCAAGAGTTAGTTGTTCTGAGAACTCATCAACAATTGGGTTACCACCTGATAATGATAATTTATCAGCTGCTGTAACTGTTCCGTCACCATCTGATGAGTTAATAATATTTGCACTCAAGTCAAATGGATTTTGATGTTGAAAAGTCGCCATTGCAGTATAGGTCATCTTGACACCTTTATGGAATACCTGAGTCACACCTGTGTACGCAACTCTATCTCTTCCGAGATATTCAGTTGGTTGTGCTCCTTCTTGGCCTTTTGTTGGCTCAGAAGAAACTGTGTGACTGTCAGCTGCTTGGATTTGCCAGAAAGTAGATTGTAAAACCTTACCTCCGTTTAATCCACCAGTTGCAGATAAGAAAGGAGTTCTTTGACCACCTACACGGAATAACTCACCAGAAAAGTTATTAATCTTCTGTGAGTAAATAGCGTTATTAGTCAGCGTAATTGCTGCCATAATTTACCTCCGTAAACTCTATCTTGTACTTATACTTATTTGTTCTTTTCGTCTTCCATCAGAGTAAGTTTTGCACGGATACTATCTTTCGGAGTACCCTTTGCAATGATTTCCTGAAGGTCGTTCAGAACATCTCTTGGCACATCACTTTGTGAATAATCATCAAGTGAAGCTACTCTAGCCCTTGCATCGTCTTGAACTACTGGTGGGAGTTCAGTCTGTGTGACTTCCTGAAATCCTCCTGTTGGCTCATAACTATACTCAGTTTTAGCAAACTCACTGACAGCTTCGACTGTTGCGTCACCGTCATACACTTGTTTTAATGCTTTACCGAAACCATTGTCTGGATTTAAACCTATCTGTTTTACAACAGTATTTAGTTTTGCATCCTTATGCTCATGAAGTTCAGCTTGTAATTTAGCTATCTCTTCATTTTTGCGGTCAATAGTATCTCGCATTGCTTTTACGCCAGTATTTTCTATACCGTCAAATTCACTCATAATCGTACCTCCACACGGTTTTACCTTACAAACTAATCCCGTGGCTATTAGTTGCGGCCCTACCTTCACACTTGACTTAGAATCTGGTAGGGTTTTAATCCTAAGTCCTTACTCTGCGGTTTTAGTACAAGCTTTCTACGCAGGCCCTGAAAGCTGGTTTGCGGTCATTTAAAGCGGACCTTGCAACGCTTAAACTTTATTATACACTTATTGTTCTAAAAGTCCACTAACTTGTTTATTATTTTTAGCAGCTCCTACCACAGTACTACTTTCGGATAGTATCTCTGACTGTGCTCTTGATACTTGTTGTTGTGCTTTCATGTCACCTACAGCAGCAGCTTCTAATGTCTCTATACCTAATGCATTACCTATTGAACCAGCTCTTTCAAGTAATGGTTCAGCTGTTTGATATAGTTGTCTAGCTCCTTTCTGGTCTAAACCAGCTTTTCTAAGTGCATCAAATCTTGCAAAACTTCTATTAAAGCCACCAGCTTTAGCTTCTGCTCCTATGCTTAATGATACTAAATCACCTTTTAATAATTTATCTTGTATCTCTGGATTAATTAAAGCAGCAAATATAGTAGGAGTATCTGAATCTATATTGTATTGATTTCTAAACATTGACTCTACTTGAGGTATATTGTTTTTAACAGTATTCCATACAGTATCTATTCTTTGTTGGAACTCTTGTGCTGATACTTCACCAGTAATCATCTGTTCAAACTGTTGTTCAAATCCTGAAGTATCTACAATACCTACTTCTCCTAATGTTTCTCTATAAGCTGCTTTAGTAGCTACAGCTTCTATTTCAGACATAACTAAAGAACCATCTTTTCTTCTTAAAAAACCAAACTCTTTTTCCCATGCAGGTGTAGTTCTAGCTTTAGCTTTAGCTAATTCAACATCTCCTAATTCTACCCATGATTTAGCAAATTCATTCTTAACTGATTCAGGCATAAAACTAAATAAGAGATTAGCACGCTGTGTGCCTTCTTCTATGTCTCTTATATCTTCTATTTTTCCAGCTTTAGGATTATAAGTTGTATAACCTAACTCATTAATAAAATAATCAGCTTCAGATTGGTTTTCACCTTTTCTTCTACCCGATTGCTTTTTTACTCTTTGTCCATCAGGAGAATATAACCATATCTGTAAATTTTCGCCTTCAACAAATGGTTGTGCCATTATGGCCTTCCTTCCACATATCCAGGTGTTCTGATTATATCATCACCGTAAGCTTGAGCTACAGCTTTAGCATAATCGTTACTAACCTTTTCATTACCTATTTTCAAACCTTCAGCTTTCAAATATGCATTTGCTTTATTAGTATCGTTTAATGTTAATACTTCATGTAAGATAGGGTCACCATCTTTTGGAGTAGTTCCCCAAGCATTTTCAATTAAAGCTATACCTCTATTTAAAACAGTAGTCCAATCTACATTTCTATCATACATAGGGTATTGTGCAAATTTAGCATCCTTAGCTTTTTCAACGAATTCTGTTTTATACAAAGGATTTCTTCTTAACTTTGCAGCTTCATCAGCTACATTAAATGTACTATGTTGATTTTCTGGTACCCATTGGTCAAGTATTTCTTGTATTTCACTTTCTTTTCTAGTAGTAGTTGGTATTTCTATACCATCAATAGAATTAGCTACATCTGATTCTAATTCATAATAACCACCATTTTCTAATCTAGATGAAGGGTCAATCAAAGCTGTAATTTGAACACTCAAATGTGCTTTAGCATTATCACTACCTACTTCACCAAAATGTCCATTGTTGTATTTAAAGGCTAACAAATCTAAAGTTCGTTTTAAATCTTTATTGTCATTAACAATATCAGCACCATCAGGACCTAAACCTGCAATAGCTGTTTCATATACCATTGTTTTTGCAAAATCATCATCCAATATAAATTGTTCTGGATTTAATCTTTCATCAATAGACCTATTCCAAGTTGCTTTAGTTATTCCATCTTCACCAAATGCAGCACCTATAGCACTAGAGTTTCTTAAATCAGCAAGGAATTGGTCAGAATTAAATACATCTGTAACATCATCATAGTTATTTTCCCAGATATCTACATAAGCATTTCTAAAGTTCTCATTTTTCCACCATGATTCATTAGCACTAGCTGTTTTAATACTGTTAATAACATCTTCAGTAGTATCTGTGTACTGGTCTATGTCTCCCCAATACACCATTAAATCATCATCAATAAATCTTTTTTCAAAATCTAGTTCTGTTGAATCTGTTTCTTCTACTTCTATAACATCTTTATATATTTCTAATGTTTCTTCATATGTTTGAGTAGGTTTAAATACAAATTTAACTCCACCTGTATCTACAATGACATAAAAATCACCAGTTTCATTTCCATCTGCATCTACAACTTTAAGTATTTGTGCTTTATTTTCTTCCATTAATAATCTCCAAAGTCAGCTATGTTTCCTAACCATGCGTTATTATCTACTGTAGCAGGTATTTGTCCTATTTGATTAGCTAAATCTTCTTCATCTTGAATTGTTGCAGGCCTATCTTCTGTTACCCAGCTTTCTAATCCTACTTTAGGTAAGAACCAATTCTCAAATGGTATCTCAATACCTGAAACTATTGGAGACCTTTTAATAGCAGGAGCTAAACCAGTTCTAGGAAGAACACCAGCATTTGCTATTGCACCATCAGAACTTAATCCAAAGATATCATTGAAACTAGTAAACCAACCTCTAGGTCTTTTGCCATCTTGCCAAATAACATTAACTTTATCCATTTGGTCATAATGTTCTGTACCTAGAAATTCGTGTACTACTCCCATCCATTTAGTATTTGTTTGATTAATATAATCTTCTGTAAATCCTTCATCTAAATAACCTAGTGACTCAGCTCTTTCCAAACTAGATATTAATGGCCAAGGTCCTATTTTATCTAAGATTCCATTGCTTTCAGCCCATGCTTCATAATCTCCACCTAGTTGAGTTCTGATATTATTTTCACCAATAGTATCTCTAGAAATAATACCTAATGCTTCTATTGAAGATAACAACAACCCAGAAGCTAAACCATAAAGGAAGTTATATTTTTCATACAAACCTACAGCTCTAACTGTACCTGTAGCAGGCCTAGCTACTACTCTCTTACCTATTTTACTTTGAAAAAGTTCTCCTGTTGTATGTGCTCCTTTAGCTGCTTCTCTACCACCAAATCCTGTAATTTTAGCTCTAGTACCCATTTCACCTAAGAAACCTCTAGTTTTAGGTAAAAGGCCTTTTCTTACATCTCCAACTTCTCTAGCTAATTTAGAATATATCATATTTCCAGGTATCCATTTATTAGCTTGAGCTGCTATAAATCCTCTCTCTGCTTGTTTAACTAAAGCATTAAAACCTTTAACACCAAAACCATATGCATACTCACCATAATCAACTATAGGAGCTAGTCTCATTAATAAACCACCAACTGCAGCTAAGTTTTTTATTCCATATTTATGACCCATCCAGTTCTTTATAGCAACATCTGTTTCAATATCAGCTTGTAAATGTTTTTGTTGTACTTCTTCCCATTTATAATTTTCATCATTCAATGCAATAGGTTCTATTTCATAAAACCATCCATTCCAAAATTTCTTTGAATTAAAAGGTTGCATACTATTTTGACCTTGTTTATTCTTTTTACCAAGCATTAATTTTTCTCTTAATGCCTCTTCGGTAAGATTTAAAGATTCAGCCATTTTTTTAGCTAATGGTGTTTCAAAAAATTCTTCAGTAATTTGTTCTGGTAATTGCCAAGCTTTTACTACTTTAACTGGTACACCATAATTAACACCTAATCCACCTGCAGGCCTAGCTCCTACATCTGTTATTTGATTAACATATCTAAGAATATTTTTTTCACCGTCACTTGCAAATCCTGCAGTTATAATGTCTCCTTCTTGAATTAAACCTTTAACTTCTGCTGAACCTCCTTCTAATTTAACTGGTTCAACACCTGGTATTTTTTTAACTTCACCAGTTTTTTTATCTACACTTTGAACTGTTCTAGGGTCGTATTCTCCTGGTTTTGTTCTTTGCCAAGTAGCTTCTCCATCCTTAACAAAACTTTGAGGATTTTTAGTTATATCAGCCATTGTCTCAGGAAGTACTATACCTTTTTGATAACCTCTTAATATTTGTACAGGTTCATATGCTGTTCCAGCTGCTTTCCCATTTATTAAATTACTTTGATTTGTTTCCCAATCGTATATTTTAGTTCCATAAGCAACATATCGTTTCCAACTAGAAGCACCATCAATACTTGAAACAGGTATCGTTTCATTGTATGCTTTATCTAACCAAAAATGTTCTAGTTCCATTTGTCCTGTTTTTCTAGTAGGTATATCTGGTTCTGCTACTGCTTTAACATCTGGTGTACCTGCAGCTGATGCTTTAACATTTTTCTTTTCTATAATGGTTTTAATATAATCTCTTTCCATATCTGTTAATGATTTCCACCATTGGTCTCTAATAGCTTTAGGAGAATTTTTAACACTTTCAAATTCGCTGTTTAACCTTTTAAGAGTTTTACTAGTATCAGGAGGTAACTTCTCAGTTGTTTTTGGTTGAGTTGTAGCTTTATCAACTGAAGTAGTTTTCTTTGGTGCTTTTAATAGTTCATTATTAAATTTACCATTTTCATCAAATTGTAATAAAGGAATAAATTCATTTATATCACCTACTACATCTCCACCACCTATTTTTCTAAATAACTTAGTTTTACCAGTATGTAATCTAAAAGGTATTTTAAAGAAGTTGGCCCATCTTAAACCAGATAAATCAAATCCATTTTGGCCACCACTTCTAATAACAGCATTACTCCAATCAGTAACTGGATTATCTTGAACCATATCCATAAATTCTGCAAACAATCTATCGACATCATTTTGAGTTTTACCTGGAAACCTATACACTTGATTACCTGCAACATTAATTGTTTTACCATTGTTTAAAGCTTTTGCTACTAATGCAGCTATTTCTGCTACTTCATCTGGGTTTGCAAATTTAAGGTCTTTTGTTAATTTAATTTGTTTATAAGTTGCATTTAGTATTTCTTCATCAGTTAATCCTTTTAAATGAGGAAATGTTCTCATTATTTTTAAGTTTGGTTCATAAGTACCTGACTTCTTAGTACTACCACTACCTTTATCTTCAGTAGTAAAGTCAAGAGTAAACCCTTCTGCTTTAGCAGCAGCTAAATAATTATCCCCAGTTCTTACGGCCCAGTTATCATATTGTGCTCTTGATGCTCCAGGTCCTGGGTCACTAGCGTTTACCTTTTCAAATGGAACTTGTCTACTTTTAGCATCATCTGCTTTGATAGCTTTTTCTTCATTATTTAAATTATAAATTATGTTAGTTAAAGCTTCTGCTTGATTTACTGTTTTATTAGGGTCTTTATTTCTTGCATACCAATCTGTTAATTGATATCCTTCATTAACTTTATCTTGTAACTCAGCTATTAATCTAGGATTCTCAACAGCCCACATTTCCCACAATTCTTGATAAGCAAGTTTACTATCTTCAAGAGATTTACCAAATAGTACACTTCCTTCTGCAGGTGGTTTACCTTTACCAGATTTTTTAATTTCATTTTGCCATACATCTTCTATAGTTCTTCCTGCATATTCACCTTCTTTAAAAGTAGCATTTAAAGCAGAGAACTGTTGACCAAACTCATCTCCTTTACTTGATAGTTCAAGTGTTAGGTCTAACACATCTCTTGATGTATCAAAATAAGGGTCATCACTTTGGCCTATAGTACTTCTATCTACTTCCTCCATATCTTTTTTTGCATTATCTATAAAATCTACTAATGTTTTAGCATGCGAAGATTCAGCATCTGGTCTGTAATATTCTAATGTATAATCATCAGGTAAATTAGCCATAATTCTTAATTGTTTATCTCTCAGGGCTTGTAATTCAAACAATTGGTCATCATCTAAATTATCAGGTAATCGTGTCCAAGTTAACCAGTCTTTATGTAGCTCAACAACTTTTTTAACTAAATCATCTTCAGTACTTCCTTCTGGCATTACTACGGTGGAAGATTTATCTGTACCTACTTTTACTATTTCATCTGATTTACCACTACCTTTATAATAAAATGGATTACCTAATTCACCACCACGCATAGCTCGTACTGTACCTCCACTTGCAACTATTCTTTTTGATGTATTAGAAGTTCCTTGTTTCATATCTGGACCAAATAATTCTTCTCCAGCTAAATTATTTATTTTTATAGCTAAATGTTCTTTAAAATTAGCAGGAAGTTTTTTACCTTTATCTGTAGCCATACCACCTTTAGATATTTTAATTGGCCTACCATCAGCTTCAGCTAATGCCAATTGTTCATCAATTAGTTCTTTCCATCTTTCAAAATCTTCTGGTTGAAAATCTTCACTCTTTGATATTCTTGTTGGAATACCTATAGCATTTTCTAAACCTCTAATTACAGCTTGTGTACTTTTAGGAATAACTCCACTTTCAGCATCTGCAAGATTGTCACCAAACAAATACAAGAAACCTACATCTTTTTTAACATCTGCTCTTTTCCATTCGTCAACAAGTGTAACTTTCTTATCTTTACCTTCTAATACAGCTTGTTTAGCAACATCTGGAGCTTCAGTAACTTTATCAGCTTTAGCTTGAGCTTCTTTAGATGTAGTTTCTTTAGCTTTCTTTGTTACTTCTTTGGCTGCTTCTGGGTCACCAAAAGTTCCTGAAAATTTATCATATCCAAATTCATCTTCTAAGAAACCTATTAATTCATCTACTTCTAAGTATCCGTTCTTTATTCCATCTAGATAATCTTTTACTCTTGAATCAAACTTTTGTTTAGCTGGTGCATTTTCTAATGCTTCTATCAAAGTAGCTTTTGCAGCTTCAGGTATTGTAGTATTAGCTTTTAACGCCTTTATAAACTCTTCTTTTGAAATTCCTTCAGCCATTAAAACTTACCTGCCATTGCTTGTAAGATACCAGATTGCTTAGCTCTCTTTTTCCTACCAGCCTCTATAATTTCTTTTTCACCTGCTAAATCACCTACAACTAAATTGTAAGTAGCAGTCCAAGGGTCTGTAACTGTTGGAACTTTTTCTCTTTGACCTACTATTCCTTCTAAAACATCTCCTCCAGCACCTATATCATCTCTCATTGCTTGAACTTCTTCCATGGTCATAGTCCTACCAGTTTTAATATGATAATGTTCTATATCCATTCCGACTTCTGCAACTTTATTTGCATATTCTATTTGTCTACCCCATTCAGTTTGACTAGCTATCCAGTAATCTGTATACTCTCTTACCTGTTCTGGAGTAGCATCAACACCTATTTCTTCTTTAACTAAATCATTAATAGCACGAGCCATTGATTCTTTACTTGGCAATGCATTAGCAGCTAATGTATCTTCTGCTATTTCTTTTGCTTTAACTTCAGCAGCTTTATCCATGGTCATACCATATTGTGAAGCAACTACTGAAAACAATCCCCATTCAAACCATTTTGAATCTTCAAAAATAGCAGGTGGATTATCACCAAAAAGTCCTTTTCCAGATTCTATTAATTTATAATAATCATCGCTTTTATGTGCAATATGTCCATAATTCATATTGGCCATATCAATCATATTTCCTACAATTAATTCTAAACTTCTATCAACAAAACCATGTCCAGCAAAATCACCTTCATCTGCTACACCACCCATAATCAAGAAATCTTTTACCCATTCAATTTCGTCTGGAGACATATTATGAAGTCCACTCATAAAAAGATTTTTATTTATATGCTCACTTGGCTGAGCAGCTACAGGTATTGGAATTGGACTTTCACTAATTTCTGGGTCATAATAATAAGCTGGTTTATTTCTCTTTGCTTCTTCATCCCATGTCCATACATAATTAAACTTAGCTGGGTCACCATTTGTAGCATAAGCCCATGCTTCTTGTGGTGTACTACCAGCTTTAATATTAGCTAGATAAGTATTCCATTCTTCTTCAGATAATGTGTTTTTTTCAAAATCTTCCCTTGTAAAAAATGAAGGTTCTTTTTCTTCTTCTTCTACTGCTCCTTCTTTTAAAGCTTGAAAATCAGGGTCAGCTGCTTCTTCAGCATCCATCTCTTCTTGTATCTCACCTGTAGCTTCACCATAAAATTCTGCACCAGGAGTTTCAGCTGGTCCATATGCTTCTGGTAAAACATTTACAGTACCTTCAGGTAAAGCTTCTACATCATACTCAGCCCATTCTGCAGGTAAATTAAATACACCACCCCAAAATCCTGTACCACCTAATGGTTGTTTAAAACCTTCTTCATAGCCTGGAAGTTCTTTAATAGGAATTTCTACTCCAGATATTACAACACTAGATAAGAATCCATCTGGTCCAAGATTAAAACTCCATCCCCAATCTTCCATATTGGCATCCCACATACCATATTGAGGCAATACTTCAGGTGTAATACCATATTTATTTTCTAAATAATCTTGAGCTGCTGGGTTTTTGAATAGGCTAAGAATCCACTCCCTAAACTTTATTCCTCTTTGTCTTGCTTTATTATTATCAGACATTAAATTCCTTCGTTAAACATTTCATGGTCGTCTCTGAACATTCTACTAATTATATTAGTCCAAATTGGTGCAAAGTCAGGTGATTGTACTATTATTTCTTCTATAAAGTTCGCCATATCTGCACGCATCATAATAGCCAAATTATCTGTAGATGACAACCACCATGTTGGATTTCCTGATGGAGACACTCTTGCTGATTGAGATTCCATTGCTTGCCATCTAGGTAAGAATACATTAACAAATGCAGCACCTGCTTCTGTTTCTTGTATTTCAGGTAAATTAGGCCATTTCTGAATCATTTCATCTAGTATCTCTTTAGAAGTAGCAGGCTTTCTTAAACCACCTGTAGCTTCAAAACCTGGTAGTTGTTGTATCAAAGCAGTTCTATAAATTCTAAATAACTTATTTTTTTCAATTTCAGGCATACCAGAGCGTTCATATTGCTTTTTAAATGATGTGTACATAAAGTAACCAATAGTATCATTAGCAGCTAAATTAAACTCTTCTAAGGATAAGACTTCTCTTTCTCCTATTTCATACTGCCTAATTATTTCTTGATAACTTCTTTGTTCTGCTGGATTATCAGGTAAAGCGTAGAATGCACTTCTAGGTAATTGTTCTAATATTTCTTTATTTTCTTTCTGCCATTCAAGTACTCTTTCAGAATAAGCTTGTTTATTAGCAGATACAGATTTAGAAGTTGTTAACCAACCATGCTCATATCCATACAATCTTACAAATGATTCATATGCAGCTACATGGTCACCTTGATGTTTTTGTACTAAGTTTTGATACTCTTTAGCTAATAACTGAGTAGCCCACATCTTTCCATTTTTATCTTCTGCATAATATCTAGGTGTAAATCCAGTAGGTAACACAAATTGTGCCATAAATCTAAATGTAAATGTAGTACTTGTTTTATCTTTAGCATATGCTCTTAATGCTGAATCTAAAATATCTGGTGTTAATTGAGCTGGAGGTAACTTATCAGCTGTAGTACCTTTCCATGATATCTCTCTTAAATATCTATCTAACTCTCCTTGTTTAAGTAATCTGTTTTCTGCACCTTCCATTTTAAGTAATCTAAACAATTCAATAGATGTACTTGCTCTTGATGATTCTATTTCAGCTTGATTTCCAAATGGAGAAGCACCTATAGCTGTAAATAACTTTTGAAATGAAGGGTGGTCAGGAATAATAGCATCCAAGAAACCATCACCTCTAGGAGGTCCAAAATCACCAAATAACATACTTCTAAGTTCTTGACCAACTCCACCAGTAGGTAGAACTCTATCTAAGGCCCATCCAGCTACAGGAGTAGGTCCAGGAACAAAACCCTGTCCTAACAAGTTGACACCTGTAACATATCCTCTAGGTGACATCTTAATATTTGAATCTTCACCAAATATCAAGTTACTCATATAGCCACCAAATGGATATACGAACATTTGTTCACCTGAACCATTAGGGTCTTCTGCAAAGAAACCATCACCAGTATATCCTAAGCCTGATGCTCCTGCTCCACCTTTAATTCCTAATTGAACCTTTCTGGCCATTGTAGGATTTTCTGCAAGTAATTTAGGCCATGTAGTTAATAACTCAAACCAAACTTCTGGGAAAGGTACAAGGTTTCTAAGTTTATGAGATATGTTATGTCTCTTTGTCACATCATATAGCAATTCTTTTGTAGCTTGTAAACCAAAAGCTTTACCTGTGTCACTTATAATACTTGCATCTTTTACACCATATCTTGTTCCTAATTTAGGAGCATTCTTTAAATCAGTACCTTTTTCATTTATTTTGAATATATCTGCTAATCCTACACCTTTGATTTCATCTACATATTGTTTTCTTAATGGTGCATCAAACAAGTGCCACATATCCATAATCTTTTCCCAATAATACTGTTTAAAGACAACGCTTCTATTTAAATAGTTAAGAGATTTTTCTACTAAATTTTCAAAGAAAAAGTTTACTCCAGCATCCCATTGTTTTTCTAATTTAGCAAAACCTTGTACTTCGTTATCAAATTGTTTTTGATATAAAGTACCAAAATCAAAATCATCTCCATACTGGTCTATGTATCTTTGAATAGCATCTTTAATAGCTTTTTCGTCATCAACACCTACAGCTTTTAAAGTTCCTATATCATCTGTTACAGGCATTAAATCTAGAATCTTTCCTTCGTTTGTTACAAATTTTCCTTCTGCAATAGCATCTCTTAGAACTTGATGACCATGATATTGTGAATCTGTTCTATGGCTTAATTGAGCTGCTTCAAAAGCATTTACATCTCCCTTTTTCATATCTTTATAAGAAAATCTTTGATAATCAATACCTTCTTCTAATGTATGGCCAGTTAATTGTCTAATGTGGTTTTCTCTAGAATGTAAATAAGCAATAGCATGTTCATCATCTGTTGCAACTTTAATCCAATCTGGCCCACCTCTTTGTCTAAGTAATTGTCTTTCTTTGCTTCCTAAAAACCATTCAATAAGAGCTGGTGATACTGAACCTTCTTGTGCAACTCTTCTTGTTACTTCATCATTTCTTAATTTAAATAAACCATCATAAATTGCATCTGCATAGTTAGGGTCATCAAATGTAACTTCTTTAAAAGAATGTTTATATTGATTATCATACTTATGGTCTGCTAGTAAATTCTTAAAATGATTTTCATGCATCAATTGTTTATATTCAGGACTATTTAAAATATTTTCAAAATTGTTTCCATATGTTTTCATTAATGCTTTTTGTTGGTCTTCTGAATGAGAAAATACCCAAGTTAAATATCTAAATGGATGATTGTAAGCTGAATCTAATTGTGCAGAAGCTACTCTAGCTTGTTCCTCTAAGAATATTCTTGTAATGAAAGCAGCTCTCATAAGAACAAAAGGTTTAAATATTTTTCTTGTATAGCTATCTAACAACAATGTAACTGCATCATCCATTGTTTTATTTGTAGGTATATATCCACCTATTTCAGCTGCATATTGTTTGACACCTTTACTACCACTTGCTTTAAATCTTTTTACAAATTCTTTATAATGAGGTCTAGCCATTTTGTATCCTGAAAATTTCTTAAGGTCATTTGAATCTAAAGCAAAGAATCCTGTTCCTTTAACTCTATCTACAATATCTTGATTTAAAAATGGGAAATAGTTTTCAGTCATTTCTCCTAAAGTAGAAGCTTTAGGTACCATGATATTATAATCTTCTCCTTGCAACCACATTTTCTTAGTGTCATAAAGAATACCTGAAGATGAACCAGGAAATACCATGTTGTAAACATCTTCACCATCGAAACCAGAACTCTTCCAATATGCTTTATCACTATTCCAGTCAGTAATAAGTTTTTTAGCATGTTTTTTTAATGCCTTAATATTTTCACCTTGATATACAGTTCCTGCTGCTTCAGCTCTTTCATTAACAACTTTAATAGATTGATTTATAGAATCTTCCATATAATCAATTAAGAAATTATTTTTTAAACGATATTGTTCTTCAATTGGTGCTTCTAAGATTTTAAACCATTCATCCATTTTTTTATTAAAATACTCTGGTGAAAAACCATTTAAGTTTATATTGTCAATTAACTGTCTAGTTCCTTCTACTCCATTTGTCATAGTCATATAGTTTGCTGTTCTTAAAGCTGTCATTCTTTTAACCCAAGCTGAAGAACCATCCATAAAGTTAGAACTAAATCCTAAATATTTTTTAATACTTTGACTTCTAGGGTCAATTTTATTTTTGTAATAAAACCTTAATGCACTAACTGTATCAAACAATCCATCAACAGCACCATCAGTTACTTTGTAAGCTTGTGTATATTTTCTAGCTTGTTGAACAGTATCGTCATAATGCCTCAATGTTCTCATTGCAAATTTACTCTTTTGCCAAATAGCAGCAGTTTGTTCACCTAAAACAGAACCTAAACTTCTCATTGCAAAATCAGAACTACCTGTCATTTTTCTAATACCAGCATTAGTCATGTAAGAGAAACCTTTAGGTAAACCTTTAGCTTGTATGACTGTATTTGGTTGAGTAGGTATTAATGAAGCTGAATGTACACCATCACTTAATAATTCTTTAAATATATTATCAATTTCTAATTCATCTTTTCCTACAATATGTTTCCAAAATGCATCATCAGGTATCCATTGTTTTAAAGTATTATCATTTACTAATGTGTGATAATCGCTATTAGCAATGTGTTTTCTAATTATTTGATATTCTGGTAAAGCCATTAATTTACCAGAATCTTTAGCAAATACAGATTGAACTCTACCGTTAATTAAACCATGTTTTCTTCTAAGTTTTCTATCGTGTTTAAGTGCTTTTTTAACTTCCGGTATTAAGTCATCTAGTTGTGTAGGGTTTAATTGTAGCTTAGCTAAATCTTCAGAATTATTATTTAAAGCAGTAGCTATTTTCTTTTCATCTGGAGTTAAATTATCCCAAGCTTGTTTACCTGCTTTACCTCTATCTTTGGTAGCTTTAACAATTGTATTGTGTAATTCAATAGCTTCTTTTTTGTTAGCAAGATATCTAGTATCACCAGCTTTTAATCTTCTAGCTTTTTCAGCTACTAAGATGTCAGTACTTCTTGACCATTTTTTAATCCTACCTAAGTTTAATAATCCACCAGTAAAATATTCAGCAGGTAAAGCTGAAGCAAAATCTAATAAACCAGAAGTAACTTTGTAAGCAGTTGTACCTGGTTGATATATCTGGCCAGCTTCATATCTACCCCATGAATAAGGAGTTAACTGAGCATCGTTTAAAAACTCTCTTTGTGCATATTCAGTAATATTCATATCATTGTAATTAGTTCTTCTATCAGCAAATATTTTTATTTTGTTAGGATTATCTATACCTGTGTAATTAATATTTCCATTTGCATCTAGTTCTTTGATAGGAGAACCAATCTTTAAATAATATAAATCTTTAGCTTTCTGTTCATCTCCTTTAAATTTCAAAAGTAGTTCTTGATATATTGGGTCTTCTTCAGCATGTATAGATTCAAAAAAGAATACTTTGCTTCTATCCATATTGACAGCTTCACCATTCATAACTTTTTTAGCTGCAGCCCAGATATAATTCTCTCCAGCAAATTTAATTGCTTCTTGCATAAAATCAATATTTTGTTCAAGTTCTCCTGGGCCTAAATCTCTACCTAAGTTAGGAACTTCAGATATATTTACTAAAGAAGCTATATTAGCTTGTGCTACTTCTGGAGTATATCCTTTTTCTAATAATTCATCATATCTTCTAAGGTCTTGATAATATCTCCAAATACGACCTTGTGCTCTATAAGGAACACCCCCACCACCAAATTGTAATACATCGGAAGTTGGTAAAGGATTCCATTTATTCCAAGTCTCTCTAATTGCATCCAAAGTACCCACTACCCATATAGGCAATGACCATCCACCTACTTCTTTAGGAGTTCTACCACCTGGAGCCCAACCACCAGAAAGTATATCCATAACACTAAGATGCATGTCATCTGTTATTTTTTCATCTCTAAACTTTGCAGATAACTCATCCCAGTTTTTTGATTCTTGTAATACCCATTCTTCTTGAGCTTCATCAGCTAACATTTGTTTTGAAAGAGTTTCTGATACAGGTAGAACTTGTTCAGCAAAAATTAATTGTTTATCTTTAATTGGAGCAGCCAAAGAATCTCTAATCATACCTGCTTGTAGCTGATTAAGAATAGGCCTAAACTCAGGACTAGAATATAACTTAACTAAGTCCTGTTCCATCTTTTGAGCCATGTAATAGCTCTCTACCTGAAAGGGGTCTAAAAACATTATGTACTTCTACTATTTAATAATTGAAGTATAACAGGGTGAGGATTTACTTGATACATAGCAGATAACAATATATCAACATTATTAGCTATATCTCTTGATGGTCCTGCCCCTTCTCCCATTGGTATTCCTTGCGTTACTGGTTGGTCTGGAAAATCTGTTCCACCGAAAACATCTGGGCCTGCTGCTTCAGGCAAAGGAAATGGAGCATTAGCTCCTCCTGAATCTCCTAATGGAGCTCCTTGTTGTTGTTGTACAAAAGCTTGACTTTCACCATAATCTGCATCTGGCAATCTCATAACTGGTTGATTTCCATCAGTTCTTTGACTTAATGCACCTGGTCCACTTACAGCATTTTTCCTACTAGGAGTTGGTTGTCTGTAACCACCTTTATTAGATTTCCGTACCATAATTTCCTTCCTCATCTGTAATCATTATTATTATATTCGGTAATGGTTTAATTATTTGCATTGGTGGCATAGGTGGCATTGGGTCACCATATGGTTGTTCACCAAATTCATTATCAATAATATCCCAAAATAAGTTATCGAGATTTTCCACTACATTCCTCCTAAAGCACCAGCTACTGTTGGAGGAGCTTGTTGTCCAGGCCCCATCATTTGTTGCTGTTGCATACCCATTTGTTGTTGTATATATGCTTCTTCTTCAGGAGACATTTGTGGCTCTTGTGGAGTGTAAAACAGTTTTAATATATCTGTCATTTCAGCAGGATATTCATAAATAGCAATTACTGCCATTGTAGCTGCTGGGTCTCCTTGAGCACTTCTAGCAAGAACAGATTC